CTGCAACTTCTGTACCAGGTACGATCCTTGCATACGCTTTGTTATACCATACAGTTGTACGGTTAGTATAGTTATTGCATGAGCTTCGGAGTTCTATTACTTGGCATGGTTATTGCTAGGGGGGGGTATGTGTTTGACGTAAAGGGGGCGATGGCTATGTCCAGACCTATCCGATTCAATAACCTCGATATAGAAAAAGCTTGTATTCTAACAACTATATGATATACTCCTACTCAGTAATACACAGTAGGTCTTTCTATACTTGACTTTTGGAGGTCATTATGTCATCCTATAAAATCTACACCGTAAAAGAACTTTCTGAATTCCCAGATAACTGTATCTTCGCCATTTACTCAGATGAGCTAAAGCTAGCTCTTATTGCAGAATCTGAGTTTGGTCTATTCTCGGTAGCTCGTCATCTCAGGAATCTTAGATCTAATCCAAAGTTACGTCCTCAGCTAGATCTTCATTTCAGTATTAAGATACTAGGTATAGAAAATGATAGAGATACTAGGAAGATCCAAGTAGGTCAGTATATGGATGAGTATAGAAAATCAGGTTATAAGTTACTCTCGGATAGAAAACCATTGAACGTAACGGGATCTCGCATTAGCTATTACCAGTTCAAGTATTTCGTATATCTCACTACGTCTAGACAATCTAAGATCATTGTAGGGGTATTTAGCGATCAAGAAGAAGCTAAGAAGTTCTATAAGGCTTATTACCATAAGAAGGTCGTTAAGAAGGTCATTATATACGACAATGAGCTTACCCGTATTGAACGAGCTAAGCAGAATCGTAAGATGGCCAAGAAGAACGAAGATAACGACGTATAGACTATTCTAGGCGTTATAATGAGCTTCCAATAGAACTAGAGCAGGTCTGGCTACCTATCTAAGCGACATTGCGGGGTAGTTTTGGATATGGCGTAGCTTGTCTGACTAGAAGACGCAGCTATCCGTGTAGTTTAGGGAACGAAGAAGTTAATAGATTAACGAGATAAGAAGTACGTATCGTTTAGTTAATACTTTAAAGTTACAGGTACAAACAGTTTAGATATACTAAAGTTGTTAAATTCTCTGTAACACGGAGGGGTGTACAAATGAGCTTCGAAATGTACCTAATTCGTAATGACTACGCGTATATAGAGCGAGTCGAGGAGCAAAGCGACGACGCAGCTATGTGGTAAAATATTTTGGATATTGTAGTTGCATTATAGAAAACTATCTGGTATAATAAAAGAATGAGTTATCGATTTAGTCGTAATTTAAACTTCGCATTGTTTATTCTAGACGTGGTTCTTATTAAGTGGACCAATGAGCCGATCTGGGAGGTCGTTGCGTATTGTCATATCGTACTATTCGCATTAGCGGCATTTGGGGTGGAAAATGAAAAGAACTAATACTGAACAAGACGAGCTTATTGAATTTCTATTGGATCAGAACTGGCGGTTAACAAAGCGTATTACCGCTGTCAGCGCTAAATCTAATAGGAAGAGTCGGCATATCAAGAATTTACTTAAAGGATTAAACAATGCTAATGTCCGCGAAAAAGAGCTAGTTGATGTTTTAGCTGATTTAGAAACTGAAAATGTTAAAGGGTTAGCTAGAAATGAACAGACAGTAATTGAGCTAGAACAAGCTGAACTTCGAATCTCTGAATTATCCTATGAAAACTCTAAATCGTTTAAGGTGAATAAAGCGTTATGTGAACACCAGGATTACCTACACTCCGTAATTCAGTTAAAAGAACAACACATTCAAAGGCTTACGAGTATAGAAACAACTAAAGATAAGGATCTAGAAAAAAAGCTCTCAAATGAATATCTGTTAGTATTAGCAGGAGCTACGGGATGCGGAATTGTTCTAGGGATTTTAGGAGTTCTATGTTTAGTGATCTTGAGATGAGTTCATTGAAAACCACCAGACCTATCGATGGTCTTGTTTCTGAAATTTACCAAGTCATTGAATCAGGCGAACTTATTATAGAAACTAAATTAAATAGGTTACAATATTTACTGGAAGTTATTTATGAGAACGGAAAAACGGAAATCTACGTTGATCGTAACTCTTGTGAGAATTATCCGGAAATTTACAAAAGGATGGGTATATTATGATTAAACGTTCAACAAAGTTACTTCTCAAAGTAGCAACGGTAGCTGTCGTTGCGGGATGGACGGTATTAAAATTACCGTCTTGGCATTCCAGGGCTCTAGAGTATAAAGTAGGAAGTCAAGTAGTAAAGCTTACTAATTCACGAGGAGGCGGAGGTACAGGATGGGTAGTCGATGATGGTGATCGTAAATTCACGATTACTAATCGACATGTCTGCGATTCTTCGCTAGATCAAGGCTCGATGCTTGCTTCATCTGAAGACGAAACCGTATTACTACGTATTATTAAAGTCAATGATGGAGTGGCCGATCTTTGCGCATTAGAGCCTTTTCCTGAAAAGTCAGGTCTTTCTGTAACAGACGAGCCTGATATAGGGGATGCTGTAAATATTGTAGGTCATCCTAGTTTATATCCATTAATTGTATCTCGCGGTAATGTGATTCGAAAAGGTTATATCATTAGTTTAGTGACTTCAGTAGTTAGAGACCCGTTTGACTGCGGTAGTAATAATGCCATCCCTGGCATGTTTGGCTTTTTCTGTATTCAAGAACATAACACAACATTTATCGATGCTATCGGGCATCCTGGTAATAGCGGATCGCCTGTAGTGGACGATCTCGGTAGAGTTATCGGTGTGCTATTTGCTGGAGATAATAACACACATTATAGTTTTCTAGTTCCATCATACGCTGTTAAAAAATTCATTAAGGGGTTAAAATGAACTTATCTAAATTACTAAAAGTAGGCATCGCTTTAATTTTAGCAGGAGTTCTCGTTCTAGAACGAGAAAATGCTATAGAAGCAGCAGAACGTTCCGCTAGAATTAAGCAGTGCGAACAATCAACTAAGATGTTCTTAGGACCACTTGTTCCTGTCAAGTGTGTCATCGAAGACGGTCATCTTTTTATTAAATTACAAAATCCATTGACCGGAGAAGGGATTACTTATGACGAACAAGGTAAAAGGGTCGACTAACGACGATGATATCGTTATCCGTAACGAAGATAAAATCACGGATCTTAAACTGGAAGAAGTGGTAATCGAATTAAAGATTTGTCGGAAATGTGGTGAACATAAACCACGCATTAGGGACGGTAGATTTAATGCTAAAGACTATCGGTGGCGCGGCCCTGATGGTAGATTATGGAACGGTCTTATGTGTCCAGATTGTCATTCTGAAAAGATGAAACAAAAAGCTCAATCTAAGAAAGTTAAAAATGAAGATAGTGAACCTACTGAGTAGTATCTTATTTTTAATAGGATTATTTTCATGTGCCACGTCAAAAGTGGTTATACCCCAAGACGTACATCATGAATTTATAACGGTTGCTAATATAATCACAGAGAACTGTAAAAAAGGCAGCTACACTCAATTTAATAATATTGAAATAGAACTAGTTGATAAATTTGAAAGTCCTTTTATAGTCGGTCAATGCTGGGCGTATCCAGGCAGTTCGTATCGTAAAATACAATTACTTAAGAGTTTTTGGAATAATTTTGACGACTTGGACCGCATGACACTAATGGCACATGAGATGATTCATTGTTTCTTGAATCAACCGTATCATGTAAATAAATTCAGAGGTCATATTATGAACTCGTCTCTTCCTAATTTTTCAGGAATGAGTGTTCTTTTGAACCATGTGAATCAATACGTAAAAGAGAGTTGTAATAAGAATGGTTAAATATTCTAATAAGTTTATTAAAGAATACCTTATAGTAAAAGGATTCGATAAGACTATTGTCGAATTCGCTATTCTAAATGCAAGTCAGGATTTCTACATTCAAATGTGTCTAGACATGATAATGGATATATGCGACGATGAAGAACTAATGCGATTATCTTTCTATTCGCTTGAGTCTTATATTCTAGAAGATGACGATATTAAATCGTACAACTGTTAGTATGGAGTTGAGCCTAATGCATTCTAAAATTAAACTTGTAGGTAAAATGCAAGATGCTATTTATGCTATGAATTATATTAAAGCGCTCGATACGGGGATTAAACAAGTTTCTGATATTAAAGCCAAGAACTATTACCATTTTGAATTTATAAAACAAGTTCAGGCTTTACGTGGAACATGCGCTATTTTACGTAAAGAACTAGAGAATTGGTTCGAACTGGAGAAAATCCATAACCTCGAAGTTGATCTTCAAATGCGTGCTAACTATAAAGCTATTAAAAACTTTTAGGGTTTGAATACTTGAATAGGACGATCTTTACGAACCACTGTATCTAAGTGTGTCCAGTTTGTATTCTTCCCAATAGTGCGCGCAGGATCTTCCATCCACAGTCCATGTTTCTTTAAAAGCTCAGGCTTAGCTAATATTTTCTTACAAATAGTTTGACTCTTATCATCTGACAGATCGATAGCAGACCCTCTCATGTGGGCGGATTTTTTAGCAGAACCTGGAGTGTTAGCGTTCACACCAGAAGGTCTAAACCCGGAACTAACTGCTACTTTATCGATACCTAGATCAGCGAGTAGAGCGTTCACTCTCTTCAAGAGATCTTCAGCGTTCTTTTTAATCTCATCGTTGAGTTCTTTATGAGTTTCACGGTCTGGGTATTTATTATCGGCGGTTAGATACCGTTTTAAAGTGAGCATAATTATAGTTGTTATTCTATATTACGTAATAAAAACAAGGTTTTAATTCTTTAACAACTATAGAAGTAAGGATAGAAATAGCAATTCCAACAGTCTTTAGTAAGACAATTAACATAAAAGTGGTTAACGCTAAATATATCTTTGATTTTAAATAGTTAGGACATTTATGAAACTTCAACTTAAGCATCTGCCACTAGTAGCCTTTTTGCTTTTCTTCCTTAAGTCTCTGATTTTAGGTGTAAATTGGCAAGAAGTAGGATTCGGCATTGTCGTCGGTCTTATTGCATATCTATATGAACATAAAAGTAACGATAAAAAACTAGATGAAATCCGTCAACTCTTAAATAAATCAGAAGAATCCGTGAAAAAACTAGAAGTTCAATTAGAAACACGTCTAGCTGCTCAGGATTTAGTTATAAACGAAAACCGTTCTTACATTTCAAGCATGAAACTTCAACGAAACGGAGGATCTAATGGACTCGGTAGGTAAAACTATCAATTCATTTAAAGATCCAGAGCAACTCAAGCAGTTCGCTGACTCTTTATATCGTCAAACTATTGAACTTTCTAAAGAAAACGAAGAGTTGAAAGAACATGTACACGAACTTAAACAAAAACTTAGCGAAAATTCAGCAAAAGCTGTTGTTTCTTCAATGAGTTCGATGCCTAGTATCAACGTTAAGGATCTTCTAACACTAGAAGATAACGATCAAGAGATGATTTGTCGCTCACAACTAGCAATTATACGCAGTCATGCGATGAATCGTGAATTAACTCTTGAAGAAGCTCGTAAAATCGAGATCTACTCTAAGGTTTTAGGGAATATTAAGCCTAAAGAAGTAGACGAGTCCGAAAAAGTCAAAGATATTCCAAGTGATAATCTAGTTCTACTATTAAGCAATGGAAAAGACGATAAATAAGAAACAGATTATCTCTGAACTCTGGCGACGCGGTGTCCTTAAGTGGAAACTTAACGTTAACCAGCAGTTAATGTATGAACTTTTCTACAATTCCGATATTAAACGTCACGTTTGGGTACTAGCCCGTCGTTCCGGTAAGTCTTATGCGCTGGTAACACTCGCTATCGAACATTGTCTTCGTAATCCTAATCACATCGTTAAGGTCTTAGCTCCAACTAAAGACCAAATGGAATCGAACATTGAGCCTATCTTCCAAAAGATCCTCGATGACTGTCCTGAAGACATTAAACCTACGTATTTTAAGAAAAAGTATACGTATATGTTTAAAAACGGTGCTCAAATTCAATTAGCAGGTACGGATAAAGGACACTGTGAACGTCTTCGAGGCGGCGATGCCCATTTAGTCATTATCGACGAGGCTGGATTCTGCGATAACCTAGAATATAACGTAACTTCTATTCTAAGCCCTACTACTCTTATGACAAAAGGTAAAATGATCTTCGCTTCTACTCCTCCTCGTGAAGCTGAACATGATTTCAATATGTTTGTCGAAATGGCACAAGCTAACGGTACTCTTGTTAAGAAAACTATCTACGATAATCCGATGCTTGATGCCGAAATGCTTAAATCTGCTATCGAAGAATGCGGTGGTGAGAAAACTGAAGCATTCCGTCGCGAGTACATGTGTGAATTCATTAAAGATTCAAAAACATCAGTACTTCCAGAGTTCGATGAAGCACTTAAAGCTGAAATCGTAAAAGAATGGCCTCGTCCTCCTCATTTCGAATCATATGTAGCAATGGACGTAGGATTTAAAGACTTAACTGTTGTTTTATTTGGTTATTACGACTTCAGATCTAGTAAACTCATTATTGAATCCGAAATTGTTAGGTCCGGTCAAGATTTACATCTTCCTGTTCTAACTAATGATATATTAAAGATGGAAGAATACCTTTGGACCAACGTATACTCCGGTGAAGTTCAACGTCCTGTTAAACGAGTCAGCGATATCGATTATATCGTGATGAGTGAGCTTTCTAAATACTCAGGCGGAGCTTTACACTTCGTTATTGCCGATAAAGATAATAAAGAAGCGGCTATTAACAATCTTCGAGTAATGTTGGCCCAAAAACGGATCATCATTAACCCTAAATGCACAACTCTTATTCAACATTTAGAGAATGTTAAGCGTAAAAAGCAAGATACTCACGCTTTCGCGCGTTCTCCCGATAACGGACACTACGATGCTGTGGATGCTTGTATTTATTTAACAAGAGCTGTCAATTATAACCGTAATCCTTACCCTACTACATATGGATATGATCAACGGGATCTGTATATAAATAATCCCGATGCATTTAAACCTAGTCAACTTCAAGCATATCAAAAGATATTTAACGTAAAAACTAAACGGAGATAATTATGAAAATTCCAGAAACATCAAGAGAGTATTTTGCAGGGGCCGCGCCGGAAGAATGCGCCAGTAACCTTTTACACAAATCGTACACGTTCTTCAACGTAATGGGAGGAAACGCATATGTCGATAAATTTCATAAGATGTGGAAAGCGTATCATGGTGTTTATACCGATAATGCATATTCCGATCATCAAATCAACTTCACTGGTGAACAAGGAGAACTGGTAGTTCTTCCCGTTAACCACTTCCGTAACATTGCGCAGCATATCTATACGATGATCACATCGAACCGTCCGTCAATGGACGCTCGTCCTATTAATACCGATTATAAATCACAAGCTCAAACTTATCTCGCTACTGGTATCCTTGATTACTATATGCGTGAAAAAGGAATGGAAGAAGCGATTAAACGGGCAGTCGAATATGGTGTAGTATTAGGTTCTGGTTATATTAAAATGGAATGGAATGCTACAGCAGGTGAAGCCTATGATGCAGATCCTGAAACCGGAGAATTCTCATATCAGGGCGACATTGAATTCTCAAACCCTTCCCCTCTAGATGTTATATTTGACGGAACTAAAGAATCATGGAATCACCAATGGGTAATGGTTCGTTCTTTCCAAAACCGTTTCGATCTAATGGCTAAGTACCCAGAAAGAGCAGACACAATTCGTGGTATTCCCTCGAAACGTGAACTCGACAAGTATAGTCTTCAAATGTTCTCAAACGACGATACCGATGATGTTGCAGTATACGAGTTCTTCCATAAACCAACAGAAGCACTACCCGATGGTCGTTATATGCTGTTCGTTAGTACGGAATGTGTTCTTCTTGATACCAAGATGCCCTATCGCCGCATCCCTGTATTCCGTATTGCCCCTGGGACATTCCTGGGTACATCATACGGTTATACCCCAATGTTCGACATCTTCCCTATACAACAATGTATTAACTCCATCTATAGCTCAATTATGACAAACCAGAACGCATTCGGAGTTCATAACCTCTATGTTCCTCGTAATGCTAATTTCAACGTTAATAACCTTGATGGCGGATTGAATATCATTGAAGCAGATGCTAAGCCTGAAGTACTCCAACTTCTAGCAACCCCTGAAGAATCTTTCAAATTCCTAGATATGCTCATCCAGGCCGCTGAAACGATCTCCGGTGTCAACTCGGTAGCTCGTGGTAATCCTGAAGCATCTCTTCGTTCTGGATCATCCTTGGCTCTAGTTCAATCTATGGCACTCCAGTTCATCTCTGGATTTCAACAAAGCTATGTTAAGCTAGTAGAAGACACAGGAACTGGACTACTCGATATTCTTAAGGATTTCGCACATACTCCCCGTCTTGTTGCTCTTGTTGGTAAAAACAATAAGCCTCTACTTAAAGAGTTCACAGGTGAAGACATTACTCAAATCTCCCGTGTTATCGTGGACTTAGGTAATCCTCTAGCTCGCACTATCGCAGGTCGTGTCCAAATGGCCGAACAGATGCTCCAAATGAAACTCATTAAGAACCCTCAACAATACTTCCAAGTTATCGAAGGCGGTAAACTTGAAACAATGTTCGAAGGCGACATGGCTGAATTGTTCCTCATTAAACGCGAGAACGAGAACATGCTCGAAGGTAAGCCTGTAATTACAAGTATTTATGACGCTCATCGTATTCACATTATGGAACATAAGTCCTTAGCTTCCGATCCTGACGTGCGTCTTGATGCAGGGTTAATGCAGCAATTAAATCAACATATTCAAGAACATATCGATATGCTTAGAACTGTTGATCCTGACCTTCTCGCCCTTATCGGTGAACAACCGCTACAACCTATGCCGCAAGCTGGTCAACCTCCAGGTCAACCTCCAGGTCAACCTCAGCCTAGTGCTCAGTCCATGGAATCCGGTAATATCGAACAGATGACTCAGCCTGAAGGCGGAATCATTCAACCGGGCGAACCAGTAGGACCCGTCTCTAATCCTACCCAGTCGGTCCCCGGTCTTCCTAAACCTCCCGCTCCGTTCGAGAACGAACCAGTAGTGCCCGGAGATCAAGTAGAATAACAGAAAAGATCCGAACTCGCCAACTAATCTAAGTCTAAGAAATAATTAGTATTAACAACTATATAATAGATTATGCCAGGACCAAATACACCATATACAGGGTTAGATGCCGATCAGGTAATTAGACAATCATTTGATCAAGACCAAGACCGTTTACGAGTCGATGCCGAAGTCACTGCGACTATCGGCGTCCTAGAAGTAGATATTGACGCCGCTGACGGTGATAATATTGCAATCAGTGACGGTGTAAAAAACGTAACTATTTCAACAGAAGGTGCTAAAAACGCACTTGATGTAAAACTAGCAGGAGATACTGCTGTCCAAATCGAAGATTCACAAGGCGATCCTCTTGAATCAACAAGTGGAGCGTTGCATGTTCTTCTTCAAAATACCGAATTAGAAATCAATTTAGACGCCGCTGATGATTCCGTTGCAATCGGGGATGGAACTAATACTCTAACGGTTAATGCTAACGGATCTATCAATGTCGAAGGTCCTTTAACTGATGCCGAATTACGAGCTTCGCCGATCTCCGCTACTGTCACCGGATCTGTCACTACAAATGGATTAACAGATGTAGAATTAAGAGCGTCCCCTATTGCTGTATCTGGTTCTGTCACAACTAACGGACTAACTGATGCGCAATTGAGAGCATCTCCCGTTTCTGTAAGCTCTGACTCGCTAACAGATGCTCAATTACGAGCATCTGCTATTTCTGTATCATTAGCAGATGAACCTATTAAAATGTCAGGTACAGAAAACGGTCTACCAGGAGGTACAGAGTTTACTTTTGTTAATAACATTCGTTCTCAGATTCTTGCCGGAAAAGACCGTCAACAATATATCTCTTACGCGGATTTTGGTACAAAGAACCAGCGCATTACTCAAATAACATATACCTCTCCTAGCATCGGGACCGGACCTGGATATACAGCTATTAAAACGTTCTCATACACATTAGTCAGTAATCGCTATCGTCGCGATTCTATCGACTGGACCATTACTTAAATAAGGATTATAAAAATGAAATACGTAAAAGCAGATTTGTTAGCAGATGTCGTAAGTTCCTACGATCAGAATAAAACTACAATACAAGGTCGGGTTCAAGTTAAGACTATCGACGGTGACGACGCTCTAGGTCCTCCTCTAAATAAATTCGTTGATACGGTTGCCGATACTGCTGGATCTTCCTCAGTAACCCCTGTTCTTACTTATCTATCTCCTAATGGTAGATTATTCTCCATTGGAACTATAAATATAGCAACAGGTATTATACCAATAAGTTTACATACTGTTGATTTAGCAACAGGGGCTTTTGTATTCGTTGGTACTATACGAGTGCAAGTAGCAAACGGTACTATCCCGATTCTATCATTGAGAGGATTAAAAGTAATAGACTCCGGTACTTCAGGCTGGCGTATTTTTATCGCAACGACTGCAACAGTGCTTATTAGCGGAGGTTTATTTTGTGTAAACAATGTCGCGCTATCAGACTTCCTTGCAGTAGGCCCAGGTACTTTAATTCCATCTGCTACTGGTTCAAACCAGAAAGCATCTTATATGTTACAAGATCCTTCTAATATCGGAGTCGGTCAGTTAAATACAATAGCAACCGGGTTAAGCCTGGATACTGCTAATAACAGAGTATACGTTCATAACGGAGTTTCAGCTACTCATCAGTTCTATGTATATTCATCTAATGCCTCTCTTAACTGCCCATTATCACTAGCTGCTCCTATTGACGCAGGTACTGATCGAATTACTATCACTACACATGGTTATGTTGACAACACTCCTATTTTCTTAACTAACCTATCCGGCGGTGCCGGATTGACCAATAACACTGTTTATTTTACAAGAAACGTAACAGCTAACGATTTTCAAGTATCAGCAACATCGGGCGGTGCTATTATTAACATTACGACAGCAGGAACTGTAGATGTATGTAGAGCATATGGAACTACTGGAGATGCATGGGTTCATAAAACAGGTAACTTACCCGCTCTAACTGGAACTCTATTAACCCTCGATTCTGAAGATTACGCATTACCTTCCCATACTGCAAACTCTGGATTTCCATGTATCTTCTTTGGAACATCATCTAACTTATACTTAGGTAGAATTTCTGAACTTACATCCGGAGCAGTAATCTGGCCCTCATTAGTTACATCTAACTTACTAGGAACATCAAACCAAATTACCGGGCCTACTGCAACATTGGCAACATGGTCAAACGTATTAGATAGAGCAGTATATCTTACAAACACTAACGTACTCGTTACCAAACAAATTGTAAACAATTCTATCGATAAGATTTTCGGTGGAGCTAATAACGTATATAGAGAAACTTTCACGAGTGATACTATTTCGTTACAATGGATTGCAGTAGGTGCTCTAGATATTGAGGACGGATGGCTTGTTGTACAAACTACCACTAACGTCGGACAGCGTGGCGTTGTTCTATCCGATATCAGATCCGATTCGCTATTAGATTATTCTTATATCGTCACTAAAGTTATGGATTCAGATAACGCCATGTATAAGTTTATCACAACTACAGATAAATTATATGATGAAACGGGTTCTTTACAAGTATACTATAGAACATCAGGTTTCGGGTCTATCTCCGGAGGGTGGGTTGCTATCGGCTTCGCCGAAGATCTATCTTCAGTAGCAGCAGGTGAACAGGTTCAGTTTAAAATCGCATTCAATACGCTAGGATTAGATACTTCTATTCCGGCTCAACTCACCGAATTCTTCTTAGGATTTGAATCTCTAGATGAAATTTCTGACAATTGGGAATTCTCTGACGATTTCTCAGATAATAACGTTCCATCCAGAACTGCATTTAGATTGAAAAAAGCGTATAACAGCAGCGTTCCTACTTTATACTACAGAGCACAGGATTTAACTAACGCGATATTGATTACTAACAATACAGTAACCAATGCTGCGAACTTCGAATACTCGACCGATAGCGGAATGTCATGGCTACCTCTTGGTACTATTCCTAACACCGTAGGGACGATGATTCGATATACATTCACATCCCCTCCTGGAGTAGACGTAAGACCTTCGATCAGGGAGAGCTAATAGATGGCTAACTTCCTGGTTAATAATAACTTCTATCAAGGTACAAGTGATGCTTGTATTGTGGATTTAACACCTCCGACTTTCGCAGGTGTTAATTTTCTAGATGTAGAATCGCGTGGACAAATTCGAGCAGGATGGTCGGTAGCTACTGACCCTACTCCTCCTATTCGATACGAGGTATACATCCAAGCTAGCACTGCTACTGGTTTATTCAATACTACTAATATCATCGCTGTAACTCCTAATCTTCAGTATGACATTTTCACAATGCCTGATGGTTCATTTCTCGTAAACGGAACTACGTATTTCGTTGGAGTCCGAGCGATAGATGGTGTAAATAATCGCGATTCTAACCTTGTTTCACAAAGCGTAATTTCAACAGGAGTATTGACTGCCATTGATACGTATGAAACAAAAGCGTCATTCTCAGTAGATGATTCTAATCAATTTAGAATAACAATGTGGGCGAACAAGAACTCAAGTTTAGCAATCACTCCCGATGCCGTCCTAGGAACTGCTAGTTATCAAGTGTACGATAAACTAGGCGCAGCTATCGTAGGAATGAGCGGAAGCGGTATTACTGCAAATAGCCAAGGTTTATATGTTGCTTCTGCCGTATCTTCATTACTAGATGATGCATCTGATCATTATGAAATTAAAGTAACTATCAGTGTAGATGGTGAAGATCGCGTCAACTTTGTGAAAATCGAAAGTGGCACCGAAATCTATGCAATTGATGGTCTTTCTTCTGTTGATAACGATAGCAATCTAATTGGTAGCTTCTGGGTCACTGAAAATCAAAACGTTATCACCACAGGTCTAGGAACTGGATCATTTGAAGTATTCACCGCAGATGGAGTATCAGTACCCGGTCTATCTGAAACTGGCATTACCGCTGATGCGAACGGATTTTTCATTGCGATTCCTATTCCTTTATCTCCGAGTTTAGATACCACTATATCCTATATCGTAAGAGTAACTCTCACTGTTCATGGTACTGTTAAAACTCATAACATTGTAGTAGACGCAAGTCCGACTACTTACACATGTAAGGCTACGTTCTCTATCAATGCGACAAATCAACTTGAGGCTACATTCTGGTCTACAGTAAACGATGAACTCGCAGATGCCGCTCTAGTGACTACTGCTAGTTATCAGATTTATGATAAATCAGGCGTTGCTGTTGTCGGGTTATCTCAAACAGGAATCACTCCAGACGGTCAGGGATTATTCCATATAACACCCGTTAGTGCTCTATTACTAACAGATTTAACCCATTATACTGCTAAAATTACAATTAACGTAGCAGGGCAAGATCGAGTAGCAGTAAAAGGCTTTACTCTTCTAGGAACATAAATGCCTATTACTCGTAAATTCGTAGCACAGGACCAGGAAGAAGCTCAAATCCTTAAAATGGATTCGGCTACTCGTTATATTGTCAATGTCGAATCAGCTTGGCAGTTCTTATTCGGTCCTAATTCCGAACCCACACCTAGTGCTCAAGTTGTAAAAATTGCAGCAGAATTCGACTATGGATCTTTTGACGATATTAGATTCACTGCATATCTATATAATCCAGCTAACGGTAGCGTGGACTCAGCGGCTACTTGCACGTTTAATATCTATACAGTAGTGACTCCTAATTGGCAAGATCAATTCATAACAGCTATTCCCGGTACGTTACAAAGTAATTCGTACTTCTTTACTACAGCATCGTTGAATAGTCTAGTTCCTGCTGATTTAGATGGGTCTTCTACGATAATGGTAGAAGCCGTACTGACTCGTCTCTCTGATACATATCGTGATCGTATTTATATCAATCATCTTGGTATTTACGATAGCTTATTTAGATTAAAACAAGAAGTGGAATTCTTAGACGCCACAAAATTGGATGAATAAAATATGAGAACTTACGCAATTATTGAAAATAATAGAGTAGTGGAGATTCAGGAGATATCAGATGAAGATATAGCATCGGTTGCATCTAGTCGCAGTTGCGTTATAGATATCGAGGATATATCACCTAGACCTGCCGTTGGATGGATTTTAGAAGGTAATTCTTTAAAATTACCAACAGACTCTGTTAACTTAGAGTTATTTGAAATAGATCTAAATGATCGCAAGAGTACATTTGGAGTCCAGCTAGTTAAAGACTGTGTTAACCGAATAGGCGCTCGTAACAAGATACTAAATAAATCAGGAGCGCAAGTTAGTGCTATTTTAACTCAACTATTGTCTGTTAAATTTCTATTAGAAACAGGAGCATTGGGAACAGCCCGTAGTGCGTGCAGTCAACTAGTAAGCGCTTTCCCTGAATACGCCGATGTGTTTACATATGTAATCACTAAAGTTAACCGCTTTGAAAGCGAGAACGGTTTATAACGTGGAAACTGTTACAATTGGATTTTCTAAACCTAATAAGTTTAAACTATTCGCTTTTGCTATCATGAAAGGTCTAGGAATTCCTTATAGTCACGTATACGTAAAGTTCTATTCCTCTAAGTTCGATAGGTTCCTAATTTATCAAGCCAGCCATACTACTGTTAACTTCTGTAGTGTTCCTATTTTCGAAAAGAATAACGCAGTAGTTAAAGAATTCCCTGTCCAGATGACTCCCGATCAGTTCGTATCTATGTTGAAATTCGCTATTGATAATTGCGGAAAACCATACGGATTCAAGAATATATTAGGACTTACATATGTTCGTATAATGGAATTACTCGGTAAGAAAGTTAAAAGTCCATTCTCCGATAACGACAGAACTTATGTATGTTGTGAACTAGTCGGTGCTATTCTTAATAATTTCATCGAAAAAGATCTGAAATTGGATCTGAATAATATAACCCCTAAAGACATTTATATTCATATGGAAAGACAATATGGCAAAATTACGAATCCCCCCGTCTAGAAATAAAGGCATTGTTCAGTTTAAAAAACCTCACTACGGATTTTACATCTTATTAACAACATCAGTTGTGTTAAACATAGGATTAACAACTTATATTTACAACCTTGAATTTAAACAGTTTATTGACAATTTGATTATACAAATGAGGTAATTATGGAAGACAAATGGGCAGACTATAAAAAAAAGAAAAAGAAGTTCGCGGAAGAGTCCGGATACGGGGCTAATACTCAAGTAGCGTTCGAAAAGGGCTTTCGTAATGAAGATTCTGAAGAGAAAAAGAAAAAAGATAGATTTAAAAATCTTAAAACTCTACTAGGCGGTTAATAATGGACGAAAAAATTAGTTCTTTTTTAAAAAATATTGAACAGATCGAGTCTTCCGGGGGGGAAAACACCAATCATCCTGAAATCGAATCTGGTATCCATACCGGACATTCTGCTATCGGTAGATACGGACTAATGCCTAACACCATTAAAGAGATTATCAATAGAGAAAGAATTGCTGGTAAAAACCAACCTATCTACGATCTTCTAGAAGAACTCGATCCTAATGAGCTTAAAGATTTTATTGAACAGTCCCCTGAATTAGAAACACAGTTAGCTAAATCGTTAGCCACTCGGGTACTCGGTAAAACAGGTGGAGATGAAGAAAAAGCAGCATATGCTTGGAATATGGGACATAACTTATCTCCCGAACAGATCCAATCTCGCGACTATAAATCGAGTCCTTATGTACAAAAGTTTCAAACCCTAAACTCTATAAACGAACAACCGGATACTGTATCTGATATAAAATTAGCCAGTAAAGTCGATGCTCCACTTCCTTCTTTTGCTAATACATCTGGTAACATGCCGACTCCTGGACTACTCGAAAAGTTCGCAACTGATGCTATCGGTAAAGGTGGAGAATTGTTAGAAACAGGATTACAAAACTACGAAGACGCTTCTCGTGAAATCAATGACGCATCTGACCCTTGGTATCATCTATCTGGTGGAAAAATGAGATCCCCTATTCAGATCGATCCTATGGGATTCCAGGGTAGTATTAAAAATATAGCACAGAAAGGATTAACGGTTGAAACTCCTTTCATTAAAGCATTAAGAGATCAATGGGATAATCCTCAATTCGTAGACGATGCTGCGGCTAAAGCTGACGATATCGGCGATTTCGGTAAGCTAACAGAAGAAGTCACCAACCCTGGTATTTCACCGACACCTACAGAACTACCCCCGTCTAAAGCGCAGATCAATCAAGAACGTGCAGTAAGTAATGCTGCCGATAGGCTATTGAGCCCTTTTCAGAAAGAAATTCTAAACGAACAATCTACTGTTAAAAACCAATTAGCAGAAGAATTCGCTAGAAAGAAAGCACAAGCTCAAACCGTTGATGCGTTCATGAATAATCCACCTGAACCTACTTCTAAATTAAAAGAGATCTTCATGGAAGAATTGTCTCAAGGTAAAAGTTTACCTCCATCAGCCGAGGCTATCGTTGAAGGTAATGTCATGTCTCGACCGAAACGTACTCCTGTTTTAAAACCCAAACCTGATGAGCCATTTCTCTCGACCATGGGACTAGATAAAGAACCAGTATCATCGCAGGATGCTCGTCTCCAGATGATACGTAAGTTAATGAAATAACAACTATATATAACGTATCCTTAACAGGACCGTTTACATAATACCTACCCGTATAGGATGGTAAAAGGAGAATATATGTCAGATCCAGTTCAAGGTAATGCTGCGCCTCAGTCAGCACCAGACGCAAGTCCTGCCCCCGAGTTGCAATCCCAAGAGTCAGAAGTATTAGAATCACAAGGCGAAGAAGGTTCGGAAGAAACCGCTCCTGCTGAAACAAAAGCCGTCGAAAAGCGTCTTAAGAAACTTAAGCTTAAAGTCGATGGTGAAGAAATCGAAGAAGAGTTTAATCTCGACGACGACGAATATCTAACCCGTCAGCTTCAACTAGCTAAAATGGCCCAAAAACGCGGCCAATCTTATTCGCAGTTAGAAAAAGAGATTAAGTCCTTGATGCAAGAACTTAAATCTAACCCTCGTGCTGTCTTGGAAAGTGATCTTTTCGGTCTAGATATGAAACAACTAGCCGCTTCTATCATCGAAGAAGAGATCGAACGTGCTCAGAAATCACCAGAACAGTTAGAAAAAGAAGCCCTTCAAAAAGAACTAGCCGACATTAAGGCTAAACAGGAACAGGACAGAGAAGAAGAACGTGCTCGTAATATGGAGCGACTACACGAACAAGAAGTAGAACGTTACGATATGCTGTTCACTAAAGCTTTAGAAGGTGCTCAACTTCCTAAAAGCCCCTATGTCGTTAAGAAGATGGCAGATTATATGCTTCTAGCTCTAGATCAAGCCGAGAAAATCGGTAAGTCTATCGATATCACTCCCGAAGACGTTCTACCTCTTGTAGTCGAAGAGATGAAATCAGATCTTCAACAGATGTTTGCGGTTATGCCCGAAGAACTTATCGAGCAATACGTAGGACGTGATACATTTGATCGCGTCCGTAAAAAGAACCTCCAGAAAGCAAAAGCTCAAGTAAAACCCAAGGTTATGCCTAAATCCGGTGAAGAGTCGTCTCCTAAAACCGAAGATAAGTCATTAGATTATAAGAAGTTTTTCGGATTCTAACATAATTACAAGGAGTTATCAAGATGATAATTAACAACTCTAAGTATCAAAAATCATTTATGTATTCGTCTGAGTACTTTAATGCGATTTAACGTTACTTTAAGTAGGCGCTAATACCAAACTAAAAGAAAACAACGAAGAACTAAAAGACTAGTAAATAAATAAAAAAGGAATAAAACAATATGTCATACGAATCAAAAAATGACGCAGTTCTTGGAGTTCAACTAAAAGTTCAAGAAGTATGCGTAAAACTTGGCGACGCTCAACTCGTTTCCGTGTCAGGCCTCGTTGCTACCGTTAACCTGGGTGAAGCTATCAGTGAAGTTCGCGCCGCTCTACACATCGACGACTCAGCGGGAACCGTTGCGCCCGTCGCTGCTGCTGATCGTGCTGTTTCTGGTAACTCTGTAGCTCTCACTCTCGCTGCTGCACTCACCGCTGCTGATTGCATCATCCTCAAATACGTAATTGCAGAATAATTAAAGGAGAATAAATAAATTATATGGCTGGACCAAATACATTCGGAACACCGAACAACACAGTAGGAACCCTTAACGGTTTCTTCAAAGAAGGATACGCAGATAAACTCAAAGAGCTAATTCCTGATGGCGTTAAACTCATGAAGGATATCAAGTTCCTTTCCAAAGACAAACAACCCGGAAACCTCTTCCATCAACCCGTAGTTCTAGGTATGGAACATGGCGTTACTTTCGCTTCTAGCGATGACGACGCGTTCAACCTACAACCCCCTGTCGCTGGTAGTATCAAAGATGCTCAAGTTCGCGGAAACCCCGTTCTCTTGCGCTCAGTTCTTGGTTACACCGCCGCTTCACGCGCTGCACAAGGTGGAAAACAAGCATTCATGGACGCTACTAAGTTCCTCGTTGGTAACATGCTTCGTTCTATCACTAAGAAACTAGAAATCGAAATGCTCTACGGCCAAGTCGGTTACGCTGCTGTTAGCTCTGCTAGCACTACTGCTATAACCATCCAAACTGCTGAATGGGCACCCGGAATCTGGGCAGGTTCAAAAGACATGCCTCTTGAAATCCGTGACGTTACAGGCGCTACTGTTCGTTTACAATGTAAAGTTGTCAGCGTTAACATGGAAACCCGCGTAGTAACTGTTGATGCAGACGCTCAGGCTGCTGGCGTCGTTAGTACTGATATCATCTGGCACCGTGGCGCTCACGGCAACGAGTTCCCTGGTATCCACAAGATCATCACCAACACGAGCACTCTCTTCAACATCGATGCTGCTCAATACGAACTCTGGAAGGGTAACACCTACTCTGCTTCATCTGGCGCTCTTAGCTTCGCTAAACTCCAAAAAGCAGTAACCCGTTCTGTTGAAAAAGGTCTTGATTCTAAGCTTCTAGTTCTTGTTAACCCTCGCGGTTGGGCAGATCTTCTAAGCGATCAAGCTGCACTTCGTAAGTATGATTCTTCATACACCCCTGTTAAGATGGAAAACGGCGCTAAATCGCTTATCTTCCACTCTCAGAACGGCGAAATGCAAATCGAACAGTCTATCTACGTTAAAGAAGGTTATGCTTATCTCCTCGATATGGAAACTTTCATGCGCGTCGGTAGTTCAGACGTATCTTTCAAACGTCCTGGATTCGACGGTGAGTTCTTCCGTGAACAAGAAAACTCTGCTGGATATGAACTCAGACTGTGGTCCGACCAGGCTCTCTTCTGTAATGCTCCCGGTAGAAATACCTTGATCAATGCGATTGTGAATGCCGCTTAATACCCGTATTTACTAAGAAAAACCCTCGGGAGTTAAAAACTCTCGGGGGTTTCTTTTTGATCTCCGAACAAAATAAAGATTGACTTTACCGCATTTAACAACTATACTATATCTATGAAATACATTATCTACGCACTAACCGATCCTGAAACCAAAGAAATACGCTACATCGGAATGTCATCATGCGGCCTAGTTCGACCTAAAGAACATATTAAGGCTAAGAACTTAAAAACAAAAAGTCATAAAGTGAATTGGATTAAAACGTTATTAGCTAAAGGTCTAATCTATGAGATTTCAGTATTGGAAGTTCTACAAACTCCCGAGGGTTTATCAGAACGCGAGCAGTTCTGGATAGCTCATTATAGAGCACAAGGTTCTAATCTAACTAATTTAACGAACGGTGGCGAAGGATCTCCTGGATACCGATTCAGTAAAGAATCTAAGCGTAAAATGTCTGAAACTCGCTTATTACTTTTACAGAGCAATCCGGGTCTTACTGAAAGAATAGCCGATAGTTGTCGGAAAAAACCATTCCTTATTGACGGTATTCAATATCAAAACTGTTCAGATTGTAAATCCGATAAGCCTCTAGAAACATCGTTCTATAAGAATAGAAAACGTTGGAATGGTTACGATAGCATGTGTAAAGAGTGCGGCAATATCCGCCTCAAAAAAAGAGCGCAGCTTAAAAAACTAAGCCCTGAAGAGTTCCAACAAACTTACGAAACTCGAAAAAAAGCGATGAGCCGAGGAGCTAAAGCGTATTTCGATAGTAATCCTGATGCTAAGAAACATTTAGCTGAAAAACGTTCAAAACCTATCGAAGCTCATAATCCAGAAACAGGAGAAGTTCTAAAGTTCGATTCGGCACTTAACGCGAAAGAGAAAGGGTTCCAGAACTCCAATATCGGACAAGCTATTAAATACAAAACGCTATACAAGGGGTATTATTGGAAATTTGCCTAATTTCAAGAACTTATACGTTTTAGTCTATAAACTACGACCTAACTACTGATAATTCCTATAGTTTTAACAACTATCATCATGCCCACAATTACCATTTCCGGTACTCCTATAGAATTCCCGAATACAGCCACTTCCCCTGATTGGTCAGAATCAGTTATTCAGTTCGCAGAAGCAGTAGAACTCGCATTACAAAGCGCAATCGGTGAATTTGATGTCCCTCCTCAAGTATTCACTTTACCCAATAATGTAAATACTAACCTAGATTTACCTAATCTTAGTTTCTCTACCACAGAAGTCCGCTCGGTTACTATTGAATTCGCAGTGTTCCGTTCTACTGATTCTAATATTACCGAAGCTAAAGGTCGTTTGAATATGCTATTTGACGACGATTCTAATAATTGGTTACTACAACGAGAAGATGATGTAGGTAATATTACATCCGAAGTAACTTTTAACGTCACTAATCAAGGACAAGTACAAATCAGTACTACGTCTTTAGTTGGAACTAATTACCAAGGCGTTATTTCGTATTCAGCGGAAGCGCTACAAAAGAGTTAAACGATGGCTAATTCTAAAAAGATTCTATCACCTCGTGACTTCGGTCAGACTTTACAAGCTTCTTTCAACGAAGAAGATAACTCATTCACTTCTTCATCTTTTATTACCGTTAAAGTCGGTCATAAAATCGAGAAAGCTATTACTACTACAAACGTGGCAAACGACACAGAAGACTATTCATACTTTGATGAAGAGATTCTAATCTACAAACTTAGAGTCATCTACACAGACGGAGATCGTACTGATTTCCTATCAACGGAGCGTATTGAATAATGGGTTTAATCTTTAACCCCTTTACGGGTAATTTCGACTTCACGGGTAATTCCGGAGGTTCGGGCGGTTCTGTTTCTTGGAAATCATCTGTCTCTAACGAATCGTCTCTCCCTGCATCCGGTAATACAGTAGGCGATGCTCGCGTAGCTCAAGATACTGGTAATATTTTTACATGGAGCGGTTCGGCTTGGATTAACCAATCGTCAGGTGAAGCTCCTCTGACTTCAGTTTCACTTAGCGATTCGGTAACGGATCAGCCTCTAGTTATTCTCAATAAAGTTTCAGAAAGCTCTGTCTTTTTGGAATATTCAATTCTCCGTAACGGTATTTCTGAAAACGGAGAGCTTCAAATTAATACAAACGGTACAACATCTGCCCTAGGTGGAGATTATAGTTCAACAGGATCTACTGGTATCACATTTTCTACTGATATCAGCGGTTCTAATTTAAGACTATTATATTCTAGCAGTGCATTAGGCGTATCAGGTACTTTCAAATATAAAATAAAGAAATGGAATTTAAACTAAATGGCAATCAATTCAAAGAAATTTAAGAACTCGATTCAAATCGAACCGAAAGCATCACCCTCGCTAACTGAACAGGGTGACATTGGATTTAACTCAACGAGCGATAAAGTTGTATATCGTGATGGAGCAGCAACTCGCGAGGTAGTAAACACCGATTCTGCTCAAACGCTTACGAATAAAACGCTAACTGCACCTGCTATCAGTTCGCCTACTGGACTGGTCAAAGCTGATGTCGGGTTAAGTAACGTAGATAACACAAGCGATGCTACGAAAGATGCAGCGGTTGCTACTCTTACTAACAAAACATTAACTGCCCCTGTGATTAACTCTCCGACAGGATTAGTTAAAGCAGATGTGGGATTAGGTAACGTAGATAATACAAGCGATGCCACTAAGAACTCAGCATCTGTAACCCTTACTAACAAAACAATCGATGCTGATGCTAACACTATCACTAACATCGAAAACGCTGATATCAAATCAGGAGCAGCTATCGATGCTTCTAAACTAGCAGATGGATCAGTCAGTAATGCTGAATTCCAATATCTAGGCGGTGTTACAAGTGATATTCAAACTCAATTAAACGATAAAATCGATGACTCCGAAAAGGGAGCAAACAACGGTGTCGCGACTCTTGATGCTGGCGGTAAAATCCCTGCATCACAACTTCCGAACACTGTTATGGAGTTCAAAGGCACATACGATGCTAGTACCAACACTCCTACTCTTGTAAATGGTACAGGTAATTCTGGAGACGTATATCTAGTAAGTGTAGCTGGTACTCAAGACTTTGGAGCAGGTAACATTACATTTGCAGTCGGTGACTGGGTTCTTTATAGCGGAGCTATTTGGGAAAAATCAGTAAACTCTAACTCTGTTGTTTCAGTAAACGGACAGCAAGGTGTTGTCGTTCTAGATACAGATGATATCGCAGAAGGTACTGCTCTTTATTTCACCGACGAACGTGCCCAGGATGCAGTCGGTGCTATTCTAACCGATACCTCTTCCGTTGATCTCGTATATAACGACGGCGCTGGAACTATAGAAGCGACGGTTCTTCCTGCTGGCGTCGATCACGATGCATTACAAAACTATGTAGCTAACGAACATATCGACCACTCTGCTATTTCAGTCAGTGCTGGAGCAGGATTAAGCGGCGGCGGAACTATCGACGGTAACGTTAGTATCTCCATGCCTAACGTTGGTACTCCCGGAAGTGAGGGTAGCGCCAGTGAAACGTTGAGTATTACTACTGATGCTCAAGGACGAGTGAGCGCTGTTTCCGCTACTCCAATTGTCATCGCTAGTGGTCAAATTTCCGATTTTGACGAAGCGGTACATGATGCAGTAGGTGCGACTTTAACCAATACTACTTCTGTCAGTTTAGTTTATAATGATGCCGCTGATAGCATTTCGGCAACAGTACTTCCAGCAGGAGTCGACCACGATTCGTTATTAAATTACGTAGCGGATCAGCATATCGACCATACCTCTGTTACTTTAACAGCAGGAGGCGGTCTTTCTGGCGGTGGCGATATTTCAGCTAACCGTACTTTCACAGTAGATCCTTCAGACGCTACTCTAGTTACCGCTGCTTTAGGCGATGAAATCCTTGTAGCAGATGCTAGCGATTCGGGTGCTCTAAAGAAAGTAACAGTTCAAACTATCGTAGATCTCGCGAGTTCTGGCGGTTCTCCTGGCGACATCTCTGAAACCTCATTCGCTGGTTCTAATAACCAAGCTTCACCCGCGAACGTCACTGGTCTATCGTTCAACCCTGCTGTAGTCCGTTCATTTGACGCCCTTATCAGCGTTAAAGTCGATGCGGCAGCCGATCTATTTGAATCCTTTAAGCTTTTAGGTATTCAACGCGGATCTGACTTCGTTATGTCTATCGAATCGACAGGCGACGCTAGTCTTGTTAACTTCGAAATCACCTCCGGTGGACAAGTTCAATATACAAGCGGAAACTACGCAGGATTCGCTAGTTTAGAGATCAAATTTAGGGCAGTGACGACAAGCGTATAACGTTAACAACTATTAAGTAAGGAATCAAGTAAATGAATTTATTCAAAAAGTTCTTTCTAGGACTTCGAATCGTTCCTAAGTCTACTTCCACCGCCGACGAAAAAGGCGAAATGGAAGTAGATGATTCAACTGGACGGTTGAAATTCCACGATGGTTCTAACTTAGAAAAAGTTGTAACCGACGCTAGTACCGATACTCTTACCAATAAGACCATCGATGCCGATGGTACAGGTAACGTCATTTCCAATATTGACGACGGGAATATCAAATCTGGCGCAAATATCGCAGTTTCGAAGCTCGCTACTCTAACCGCTAACCGGGCTGTCCAATCGGACGGTTCGGGAGTTCTTTCTCCTAGTGCCGTAACTAGTACAGAATTAGGTCACGTTGCTGGTGTTACATCGAGCATTCAGACTCAACTTAACGATAAAGTAAATAAAGCCGGGGATACAATGTCCGGTGTTCTGGATATGGGCGCTAATGCTATCACTTCCAGTTTCGCTCCTCTCGGCGCTAACGATCTCGCAAATAAAGCATACGTAGATTCAGTAGCTCAAGGTCTAGACGTTAAAGATTCAGTACGTGTCGCGACTACCGCAAACGGTACGCTTGCTACTGCATTTCAAAACGGCGCAACAATCGACGGTATCGTTCTTGTTACCAATGATCGTATTCTCATCAAGAACCAAACGACACAAGCAGATAACGGTATTTATATCGTACAAGCTTCAGGTGCTCCAGTTCGTTCATCCGATGCTAACTCCTGGTATAAACTAACTTCAGCGTTCGTATTCGTTGAAGAAGGAACTACCGGATCTGATACCGGATGGGTCTGTACCATCAATTCAGGTGGAACTCTTGGTAGTACCGCTGTAACGTTTGTTCAATTCTCTGGAGTCGGAACAATCACTACTGACGGTCAAGGAATTGAGATTTCTGGAAATCAGTTATCTCTCGAACTCGACGGTTCTACCCTTGTCAAATCGTCAAGCGGTTTAAAAGTTAGCGGAGTTCTCGAACATCTAGATGCTATTTACGGCGCGGGTATTGTAATTGATTCCACTACAACTGGAAGTCTTAAAACTTTAACTTTTCCTAATTCAACAGTACTAAAAGTTACAAATTCAGGTCTTATTTCAGTTAGAGGTATTACGGCAACGGGTGTTCCTGAATATCTGATTTTAACTAACGGTACTGGTAATTCTATTACTATAAAAAATGATTCAGGAACAGTAACTGAGAGTATTTTAACAGGAACAGGATTCGATCTAATCTTATCTAATAACGCATCTCTTTATCTATACTACGATAATGATACAAATAAATATAGGGTTATCGGAGGATCAGGCGGTTCAGGCCGTATAGTGTCCGGATCATTCGCTTCGCCGTTTATTATCACAGCCGCTGGTGGTATTCCAACTACCGCAGGTACTGATCAAGATATTTACATTGTTAGTAATTCCGGAGAAGTAAACATTACTTCTAATCCTCAGATTTCACTAGGGGTTATCGACGGACAAACTTTACGTCTTATCGGTACTTCTAATACCAATTACATCATTTTAGAAAACGGAACAGGTCTTTCTCTAAACGGAGAATGGTTATCCTATTCTGAATCAATTCTAACCCTCCGCTGGGATAACGGATCGTCCTTATGGCGCGAAGTATCTCGTTCTGAACTATAAGAAAAGGAATTATAAAACATGTCATCCAACCGTTTACAATTAATCGATTACCTCGAAGGTCAAGGTACTTTCGGTAGAAACTTCATCAAGAATCCTAGCGGTTTAAAGAACTCTACGCGTGGTATTACGGCATCTGGTGCAGTCATTACTCGCAACACAACTACTCCTTTAACTGCTATCTCCGATGTTCAGATCGTTCTCGATGCCGCTACGGATTATGCCGAATTCACAACGAACTCATTAGACCGCTCGCTGTCCGGTCAAGCGTGCGAAATGACCGCTGATTACAAACTTACACTTGGATCTGGCGCGACAGTGCAAGCTCAGGTTCTCATCAACGGCGTTATTGCGAATTCGACACCTCTTACAGCAACGACTACTGTGAATAAAGTATCACTCGTTTACCCATGTGGTGATCTTTCTACAGCAACTACTGTACGTTTCGCTCAAACCGTTGCTGCTACAACAAGCACTATTAACGTAGCAAACGTTTATCTCGGCGCAGCTAAAAGCATCGGCACCGTGGCTCAGGCTCAGACTCTAGCTATTGCAACAAGATCAACCACACAAGCCATTGGCTCTACAGGTTTTCAAAAGGTTCAACTTAACTCAAAAACACTTGATGTCTTGGGTTCTTTTGACACAACTAACAATCGTTACGTCGTTCGTTCTTCGGGTAACTTTTTAGTAAGCGCCAACGCTTATCTCGACAATACTGGAGCAGGGGATTTTTTCTCTACCATTCGCAAAAATGGCTCTGAGGTTACAGCTTGCACCGCAAGTCTCGTCGCGGGAGGGTTCACCACCTTAACGACTCAGCCGTGCGTTATTCAGGCAGCAGCAAATGATTACTTTGAGTTTTTTGTCAGCGGAGTAACTGATTCTTCCTACACAATACAGGCAGGGCCAGCAATGTCTGTGACCCGCTTCCCCACGTCCTCCGAGACCGTAGCTCGTCTTGATGCTCCGGGGGTGTTACCTACGAGTTACACTCCGGCCATTGCGGGGCTTGGAACGGTAACGAACGTCGATATTCGCTATCAGTGTATTGCGCCTCAAAAGATTATGATGCGGGGCAGATTCCAAGGCGGCACTCCAACAGCAACACCTGCAATCATTCCGCTTCCGGCGGGCTTTACAATCCCGACATTCACACAAGGTGACACTAAGGCTGGAGATTGGGACTTAAGCTCGACTTCAAACACGGCGGTAAAGACTGGCACCATATGGCAGCTATCGGGTGGGACAAGTGTTGCCATTCGGTATAACGACAAGACATCAACCGCCAATCCGTTTGCTGCTCAAAACGCAGATTCGCTTTTTGGATCAAACCCTGCAATTGCTTTTGATGCTATTATAGACGTCACCGCCTCCTCCCCCTGTCCCAAGTCTCCCCAAGTGCTCATTCCTGGGAGTGTGTATTCGAGCAGTCCAGGGGTGGAGAGAGTTGAGCGAGCGACTGTAGTTTGCTCGACTTCGGCGTCTATCACCCGTCAAAGCGGATCTTGGATCTCTTCTATTGGGAATATCTCGTCAAGTTCTTGTACGCTAACGCTTGCGACAGGAACCTTCTCTGACAACCCATCATGTGTTGCGTCTCTCAATAATACAAATACCGGAATCACATATGGAGCCCAAGCCCAAGTGCTATCAAGCACGTCGGTCAAGATCACGGGAATCTATAACTCAGGCGCATCAACCGTGGCTGACAGTACTGGCAACTTTAACCTCATCTGCATGGGCCCCAGATGATCTCCCTCCTCTCCGCATTCCTAGCTAGCTGCGACACTTCGTTCGTCTCGCTGAGTTAAATACAGGTCCGGACGGTAAAACGTTCGGACCTTCGCTTTTATTCTTGACAATACCATTCAGACCGTATATACTACGTCTATGGTTAAAATCCTCTTAGATCCTTCCGAATTAAAACAGCACGAATTCTCTATTCTTCTTATTTACGCTAATAACTGTCATCATTGCCAAACGATTAAACCCGTTTTTGAACAGTTAGAACAGGATTACGGCGAAGAAATTCAGTTCTTTAGCGCCGAAATCAACACAGTTAAATCGCTATACGAGCAATTCGCCGAAACTCAGGAAGCATTTGGATATGAAACAAATGATGACGGCACTCCGAAACAGGACGCTAGTGGTAATTTCATCGGTACTAAACTCTTAAATCCAGATGGTACTCCGCAAATGGTCCCTAAATACGTCATTCCTAACTTCTACGTCTTTGCGAAAGAAGCAATCTCCGACGATGACGAGTTCGGATTTGTCGGCGGCTTCGACGGGGCAGCACCCGGAGAACTTCAAGTCGTTCTAGAATCCCTCCAACTAAAAGCACTAGGCGGTTAAGTGTCTGATTTTAAGACAAAACTCAAGCTCGCGGTTGAATCGGCCAGAAACGTTGCAAAAAACGCAGTAACTGGAGCGGATATAACGGTTAGTAATGACGAGTTTGAACGTCGCATGTCAATTTGTAAAGGTTGTCCTAAATTCCAGCCAGATATGTCAGTTTGTGGAGAATGTGGCTGTTTTCTCAACGCGAAAGCTCGACTAAATGGAATGAAATGTCCAATGAGCAAATGGGACGATACTGTAACAACTATCAGTAATGACTCATCCAATAATCCAAGCGATAATCAATAGTCTAAACGATTGGGGTGGATGGGATCACCAAAACTCCCAATTAGAACTCGCGTCCTTATGTCTAGAAGCTAAATTTGCAGGGCTCGATATTAGCCCTATTAAGCCTTACTACGAGCTTCTGATTAATTCTACTAGAACTAAGCCGGGTCATTTCAGAAGATCTCCCAATGACCCTATAGCCAATTCACACGACAATCTAATAGGTCTAGCTGTATTATCTTATCTATTTGATAATGGCGAAATCGCTAGAGAAATCCTTGCAAATACGGAATACGGTCTTTGGATTACTGGTAAAAACGAACACGGTCATCTTATTGATTCTGAATGGTTTTCTCTTCTCCGTCCTGAATATCGTTCACTCGTTAAGATCGCAGCGGGTCGTAAAATTAACGTTCTAGAAAAGCTAATGCTCGTTCTAAGTCTTGATTTTAACAAGGTATTTAATACAAAACGAGTTAAGTTATTGTTTTTACATGCAGCAGGTGTGAAATTCTCAGCACTCCCTCGTATCGTTAAAGAACTAGGCGACAAATATAAGGGTAGATACCTATCTGATTACAATAGTCCAACTCTTTGGATATATCAAGCGTTATGGGCTTTAAACGGCTCAAAAACACTGTTTTAACAACTATATACGTAAATAATTATAATTCAAGGGGAATAATAAATGGATAAGATTAAGTCACTTCTTGCTAAAAAACTAAAAGAAGGCAAGAAAGTCAAACCTGAAGAAATGGGCGCTAAAAAGTCCGTTCTTCAAGAACTTCGCGCTGATATGGCCGATAAAATGGGTTCTAAACTCGGCGGTCTGAAGAAAGTTTCAGTCGCCGCTCCCGATGCTGAAAGTCTGAAAAAAGGCTTAGAAAAAGCTGAAGATATCGTTGAAGGTATGGATGGTCTTCAAGATCAGTCCGAAGAATACTCTGACGGTGCTGAAGACGAAATGCTCGAAGAAGCATCCGAATCAGATGCTATGGCGATGCCTGATGAGATGTCCGAAGAATCAGATCGCATGTCCGAAGACGAAATCGACGCTAAGATTCAAGAATTACTTCTTAAAAAACAAAAACTCAAGGGTGAGTAATGGCCCAAAATAAAACACCCTGGAAAACATCCAGCGGTACGAACGGAATTATTGAATCCGTTAAGCGGAAGATATCAATGCCGTTGTATCAATCAACGTTCACAGAAGCAGACGTTCTCGCATTCGCTGACGAAGAAATGCAAGTGGCACAAGTCCCTAGTGTCATGATGTTCAATGAAGAATACTTTGTATATACTAAACTAATTCCTCTTGTTAACAATGTAACAAAGTATCCCATCCCTGAACGAGCAATCGGCGTTAAACTTCGCGATATTAGCTATGTAGATGAACAAGGTAATATCTATGAGATGACTCGTATTTCACCTGACGATAAAATGTTCTTCCAAAGTTACGATAGTAACACTGCAAGTTCGGCTAAGTCTTTCTATTTCGAGAATAACAACGTAGTTCTTTATTCCGGAGGTCAATTTACGACTACTGGATATCTACAAATGAGCTTTTATCTCCGTCCTAACGGATTAGTTCCTGATTCTCGTGCTGCTATTATTTCTAATTTTAAACAAACCGTTTCGATTGACGATTCTGCTATTGCTTCTGGTGATAGATTCAATATTGGGTCTAATACCTTTACGGCTGGTGTAGATTTCGCAATTGGAGTATCAGATACTCAAACTGCTTCAAATCTATCCACTGCTATTTCAGCGGCTTCGATTACGGGACTAACTGCTGCGAGTACTTCCGCTGTTATTACATTAACATCAACGCTTATTGGTAATTTCATCGTCCCTAAATCCTCGAACTTCGCAGATATGACAATGAAAAACATAAGCTCCGCTAATACAGCAGGATTTGCTGTTTCGGATAATATTATCTTTAATTTCACAGCAGGTGTCGATACTGAAGTATTTTCTAATAATTCACTAATGGATATTCTTGAAACGTCAGGTGGACATAAAACTAAAAGTTACGATAATGAGTGTCTTAATATTCAAGGTACCGAAATGACTTTCAATTGGGAACATATCCCTTATACGGTAGTTAAAGGAGATTACGTTTGTAATGCATACGAGTGTATCATTCCTCAATTACCATCTGATCTACACAGTACTCTTTGCGAAAGAACCGCTGAACGAATGCTCGCTTCTATCGGGGACCGCGAAGGTGCTGCTGAACTTAAAGCTAAAATCGGAGCGAATGAACAATCGCAAATCTCATTATTGGATAATCGAAGCGAAGGTTCTCCTAAGAAATTATCAGGCCGTCATTCAATGTTAAGATACACACGTAGTCGTCGTTTTTAAGGAGTGTTAAATGTCAAGTTCCGTTTATCTTACAGCATTAGGGCTTCAGACATCACCAAACGAGATTAACCAACAAGATGGTTCACTAAAACAGGCTAATAACGTCATTATCCGTCGTGATAACGTCATTGAACCTCGGCGCGGTCATAAACTATTTGGAACACCAATTGGTACATCTTCGGATAGGGCTACGCAATTATTCGTCTATAAAGAGAGAATTCTTAGACATTTCAATAATACTCTTGAATTCCAAGATGGTACAACAAATAGCGGCGCTGCTAATTTCACAGCTTTCAATGGTTCATATTCCGAAGTCGAAGATGGTCTTCGTATTAAAGGAATTGAGGCTAACTCTAATTTCTATTTTACAACTGCCGATGGTATCAAAAAGATCTCAGCAAAAACAGCTAGTGATCTAACTTCTGATTCCGGTTATATCGTAAATTCCGGAGCAGTTAAAGCCCTAGACATCGAACCGACTCTTGATATCGAACTCGGGAGTTCATCAGGATTTCTCCCACAAGACAGCGCAGTAGCATATCGTGTCGTTTGGGGGTATAAGGATTTAAACGAGAATCTTCTTCTCGGATCGCCATCTGAACGTGATGAAATCTATAATCCTATTCTATCTCTTATTCTAACAGATTTTAACAGACTTTTAGTGGCGCTGGATAAAGCTGGCAATAGTAACACATATTTATTAAACGACAGTAACTACTACAACACTTTAGGTGTTCTTTCTAATACTAGCGCCGATACTTTAAGAACCGCTTCTATCGCTCTTGCTACAAAGATCGATGAAGATCTTCAATACGTAAATTTAAACGTTTCAGCCGCTACTCGTACAACAAACGATGTTACTATTACTTTCGCTAATGGTATTGCTACAAACTTTGCATCCATCGGTGAAACTGTTGTACTAACAGGATTCGGAACAATCGCCGGAACTTCTATCAACGGAAGTGTTGTTTTAACCGGAGTAGGTGCTAATAGTATCACATTCGCAAACGTTGGAACAAACGGAAGTACTACGGATTTTGGTTATATCCAAAACACAACACGTAATACTAGCATTGTCCGTTTTAATGTTTCCTCTGTAGCTTCGAGTTCAGATCTAGTGACAATCACGCTTAACAATGACTATACTCTCTCTGATTATTTTGTATCTGGTAATAAAATCAATCTAGAAGGGTTCGGAACTGTAAACTCTGTATCAATCAACGGAGTTCGTACTTTAACAGGCGTCACTTCTACCACTATTTCCTTTATCGTGACTGGAACTGGAACAAGTTCTACCAGCACATTCGGAACTATCGATAGTGCTAACTATCGTGGCATTACTCAACCTATCGCATTAGGAGTTATCCCTAATCATCAAGAACTAGAATCTATTCAAATATATGTTGATGAAATCCTAAACCTACTAAAACTAGAACCCGGCGCTATTATTAATTCGACATTACGTGCCGAACATATTGACCCTATTACACTTACTACTTCAGCTAACGTTATCTTGTATATTACAGTTCCTGAAGAAGTAAATACTAGCTATTTCTATCAAGTTTATCGTTCTGAAACAGTAACTGCTATCGGAACGGATGTTCTTACGGATCTCGTTCCATCGGATGAACTTCAGCTTGTTTTTGAAGGATTCGTTGCGCAATCAGAAATCGACGCAGGCGTTGTTGCATTTGAAGACATCACTCCTTCTGAATTTAGAGGCGCTAATCTTTACACTAACGCTAATAGCGGAGAGGGTATTTTACAAGCAAACGATCAACCGCCTCTCGCTACTGATCTTTCACTATTCAAGGGGTACACCTTTTTCTCAAATACTAAAACACGTCATCGTAAACTTCTAGATCTATTAGGAACCGTCCGTTTATCCGGAAGAGGTTGCGCGATGTCAGGTTTCGATACGATCACTGTCGCTACTACAAATCACGGTCTTGCTACCGGAGATGTTGTTTACATTCAAGGATGTATCGTAAATGATACAGCAAATGGGTATCATGAAGTTACGGTTTTAAATGCTAATGCTTTCACAATTGAAGCTACAGGAGCAGTCAGTAGTACTTTAGGAACATGGTCTAAGTCTGTATTTAGTATAACTAATACGGATGGCGGATTCAATCTATATCCTTTTATCCTTGCCGAAGCTCGTTCAACGACAATTGGTTTAAGTATGTTTATTGAAGATGCGTCTTATTTCGTACTAAGTTCAACTGGTAACTTACGTAGATATGCAGTATGGTTCGATGATACCGGAAGTACTACAGATCCTACTCCCGCTGGTTATATCGGTGTTCGTATTGACATCTCCACAGTAACCACTACTGCTGAAATTAGTGCCAAAATCGCACAAGGGCTAGCTCCGTATATCAACGATTTTAACTGTGTGGACTATTCTGGATCTGTTACTATTACTAACTCGGAATCCGGTTATTCAGATCCTGTAACTATTGTACAAACTGTCAATATTCTATCAGCCACAGTGCTAACTCGCGGGATCGGTCAAGAACTCTCAGAACAAATCCAGACTATCACATGTGTCGCAGATGTTGCCGGAAGTCTAGCAGGTAAAGCTTTCACTCTATACTCTCCTTTTAATCGCAAAGCGTACTATCTTTGGTTTAAAGTAAGCGGAATTGGTTCAAATCCAACACCCGCAGGTCTAACTGGCATTCAAGTCGATATCCTAACAAACGATACCGCTGCTACTATCGCGACTGCCGTTAAAAATGCAGTGAACTCTGAGATCTCCGAAGAATTCATCGCCGTTAATTCTGGAGATGATGTTACTATTACGAATATCGGCATCGGGAATGCTAAATTTTGTGCAAATTTAACAGGATCTTCTCCTGCATTCAGCTACGTTGTCGATCAACTAGGAGTTCTAACTGTTGAAAAATCAGCAGAAATATCTCCTTCTATCTCCACCGATGAAACGGCTCGTAATTTAATTAACGCTATAAACAATAACAAACTCGAAACTGTTTATGGATACTATCTATCAGGCGCGGAGGATGTTGCAGGTAAAATGTTATTCGAGTCTCGTACTTTGAATATCAATGAAACTCCATTCTATGTCAATGCCGGAGATGCTTCGACTGGTTCGACATTTAGCCCTGATATTTCAGCAGAATTAGGAATTACTGCTATCTCTACTGCATCTAGTGCTCAAATTACAGCAACTTCTCATGGATTTAAGAACGGTCAAACTGTTCTTATTACTGGATCTAATTCTGTTCCATCTATTGATGGTCCTTGGGTTGTAAAGAACACAACAACTAATACTTTTACTATCGATACTCAAGTTTCAGAAGCGGGAACCGTTGGATATCTAACTCTTGCTACAAACAGTGAATTCTCAGATAACGAAAATCGTGGCAATCGCCTTTACTATTCCAAGTATCAGCAACCTGAAGCGGTGCCGATTGCTAACTATATCGATATCGGAGCAAAAGACCAAGCTATTAGTCGAATCTTCGCACTCCGTGATAGTCTATTCGTCTTCAAAGGGGATGGTATTTACCGTTTATCCGGAGAAGTATCGCCGTTTAACGTCACTCTATTCGACGGGTCTGCAACACTGCTCGCTCCTGACTCTTTAGCTATTCTAGAGAACTCTATTTTCGGATGGGAACGCGGCGGTATTGTTCAAATTACCGAATCAGGTGTATCTCCTATTAGTCGAGCTATCGATAATCTCATCCTTCCTACTGCGTCTAACGTATATCCTGGATTTAAGACATCGACATTTGGCGTTGCTTACGATTCTGATCAAAGTTATACAGTTTGGACAGTTAAGAATAAATCAGATACCTACGCCGCTATAGCGTACCGTTATCATACATTAACTCAAACATGGACCACTCTTGACCTAGCTAGTACTTGCGGTATTATAAACCCTGTTGACGATTTGATGTATCTAGGTTCAGCCGTGGAGAACTATATACGTCAAGAACGTAAAGATTACGATAGAACTGATTACGCGGATCGTGAATATTCAGCAACTATTGCAACGGCTAGTTACACTAAAGCTAATAAAACCTTACGCCTAAATTCAGTTACTGATTTCAACGAAGGCGACGTAGTAGTTCAGACACCTATTGTTACTGTATATTCATATAATCAGCTTTTGAAAAAGTTAGATCTAGATACAGGACCTAGCGGAAATGATTATTTCTCAAGTTTAAAGGCTATCGCTAACAACAATATGCGTATTAAACTATTAGCTCTTGCTCAAAAACTAGACCTAGATTCTAACGTGGTGGCTACTGATTACGAAAGTGTTATTTCTACAAAATCAGGAACAGTTTCTAATACTACAGGTATAACAGAATCAAGTCCCGTTGTTATTACCGCTCCTTCTCACGGTCTATTAACAGGACGCGTTATTGATATTTCAGGTAGTAATTCATCACCTAGCCTAAACGGTATCCACACTGTAACAGTACTGGATGCTAATACGTTCACTATTCCCGTAGAGGTTTTGACAGTAGGTATCAGCGGGTCGTTATCATGGATCACTCTAGATAATAACTTTAACGATATCTCTACATGTTACAATGCTATTATTAATAAACTTAATTCCGATTCAGGGGTTTCGTTTAGTAATTATCAATATCTAAACAATGTTACGACTCTAGAGGCAGTGATATTAAACGTTAATCGCGTCACTAAAACCTTGACCTTGAATTATGCCTTAGATTTTATCGAAGGACCTATTACTATTTTTGAATCTATCGATACGACTGTTGAGTACTCTCCAATCACTATGCAAGATCCACTTGGATGGAAGCACCTTAGAGAGTCAACTGTAATGTTTGAGAATAGAGCTTTTACTCGTGCTACTCTATCGTTTGCCACAGATCTACTTCCAGAGTTTATCCCTGTACAATTCGATAGCGATGGTAACGGAGCATTTGGATACGGAGATTTCGGTTCCGGTTTCTTCGGCGGTAATTCACATGCTGCTCCATTTAGAACTTATGTACCTCGTCAATGTCAACGTTGTCGTTTCATGAGATTACGTTATGAACACTCAGTTGCTCGTGAAGTTTATAAGATTAACGGGATCACGCTAACTGGTTCAATTGGTCAATCTGAAAGAGCTTATAGGAGCTAATTGTGTTTATCAGTAAAGGATGGGTAGTCAAATTTTAATCCCTGGATTTCGTCGCCTCTACAAAACAGACTTTCAAAAAGAGTATCAGGATTTCGCTGATGCTCTTGCTAGTACTGTAAACATCAACTTTGAGATTCTATATGAAGCTCTAAAGAAAAAGATCACTCTTGCCGATAATCTGGCATCAACTGTTAAAGACGTGGATGTTATTGTGGATTCGAACGGTAAGCCTACCACGACTATTACAGTAACGCCTGATACTCAGCTTCCTATTATCGGTTGTTCGGTAATAAATGCCACAAACCTTGATAATTCAAGCATTTATCCTACGGCCCAACCGTTTGTAACCTGGACTCTAAACAGTCAAGGTAAATTCCAGCTTAATAATATCAGCGGTTTACAAGCAAATCAAAAATACCGTTTAAAACTAGTGATTTGGAACTAACGCGAGTTAACAACTATAAGATAAGGATATTATTGAACAATGCCTATTATGCCTCCTCAAAACCCAGGTTCTTCAGATCCTCGTAAACAAAAGCAAAAAGGTTCAGGGTTTACTAATTTAAATAAAGTAATTGATGCCAATAAAGGTAATCAATTAGGTTCCGCTGTCGCTGGTAGTCTTCAACAAACTGGACAAAATATCCAACAAGCAACAGCTAATGCTGCTGATCGTTTCAATCAAGACTTAAAACAAAACGCTTTCGGACAAGAACAAGCCGCTCAACGTGATGCTATCATCGGTAAGGCAGCGACTGGTAATGTCGATGATCAGGACGTAGCTGCTATCAGCCGCTTTAGTTCGGGCACATATCAAGGTCCTAAGACCCTACGAAATCAAGATGAACTTAAAAATGAAGCAGAACGTGCTAACACACTAGCTCGTGGTTCTAATACTGAACAAGGCCGATATGGTCTTCTTCAGCAATTCAATCCTACTTCTAAATACACACAAGGTACTCAACGCACCGATGCTCTCCTTCTTGGTCAAGACGCTAAACGTATCCAAGCCGCATCTGGAGCATTACGCGGTCTATCTCGCGGAGTTGAACAACAAATCGGTCAAGCTGAAGGTGCCGCTAAACAAGCTGCCGCAGAAAATCAAACATTCGGTACTCAAACTAAGAATACTTTAGACACAGGGATTACTGGAATTAGCTCCGAAGCTGAAGGTGTTCAAAAAATAGCACAAGAACGCGAATTAGCTAAATCTAATGCAATGACCGGAGCAGCAAGCGCTCTTTCTGCTCCTGATGAAAAAGGATTGAACAATAATAATCGTCGTAAAGAACAGATTTCACAAATAGGATCACAATTAGGTCTTAGTAAAGAAGATACTGACTATATGTCATCTCAGTATGACGCTCTAGTGAATTCGGGTCTTTCAGGTCCTGAAGCAGGTGCTCAAATTGCTAAGATTATGAACTTACAACAACAAGGACAAGACGTTCTTTCTGACGTTTCGTCTTTCATGAGTCCAGAAAAAGCCGCTCAACTTAAAGCGCTTCAGAAACTATCCGGTAAAGAAGTCGGTGCTTATGATAAAGCTGGACAATATAAAGAAAGTACTGCCGATCTAAAAGATAAATCAAGTATCGAAGGTTTATCCCGTACTCGTAATGAACAAAATAACTTGAATAAAGAAGCAGAACGTTTACAACATTATATTACCAATTCTAAAGCCGCACAAAATAGTGCAATACATAATAAAAACCCAGGAGACCGAGAGTTCTTTGCTAGTCAAAAACCTGAACTCAGAGATATCTACGCTAAATTAGATAAGAGATATCCCGGTGATAAAAAGGAACGTGACCGTCTAATAGTACAGGCTAATAAGCTACAAAAGGAAGCATTAGACCTAGCTGGATCTAAAGTCAATGAAACGCGTCAGAAAGCATCAAACTACGGTAATCTCAATTCAGTCGATGCGTATAAACAGTATTTAAATAATCTAGGAAAAGTAGGTACATTCTAATGGCAGATGCAATCAGCGGCGGTACAACCGGAGCACAAGCAGGTGCGGCAATAGGATCTATCGTTCCTGGAGTAGGGACTGCTATAGGTTCAGTAGCAGGCGGCCTATTAGGTGGTATAGTAGGTCTATTTAGCGGTAATTCCGCTAAAAAGAAAGCAGAAGCAGCATACGCGGAAGCCGAACGTCTTATTAAAGAAGTAGGCGCAGGGCCAGATCTGGCCCGCGAGATTATGCTGGATCAATTTAAAGTCGAAGGTATTTATACCCCAGAGCTAGAACAAAAACTAGACCTTGAAATGTCTAAAGCTGCTCAGATCCAAGAAGACCCTTCCCTTGGTTCTTCTCAACGTAAAGCTCTTGAAATCCTTTCAGGCGCAGCGCAGAGCGGTTTAGGTCCCGAAGAACGCGCTGAACTTGCTCAATTACAAGATGAACAAGCTGCACAAACTCGCGGTCAAGAACAATCGATCATCCAGGATATGCAACAACGCGGCCAAGGCGGATCTGGTGCAGAACTTATTGCTCGTTTAAACGCTGGTCAACAATCAGCTAATCGTTCAAGAAGCGCAGGTCTGGATATCGCAGCACAGGCTTCTAGACGTGCTCTAGAAGCCGCTGGACAAATGGGTAGTCTTTCTGGTAATATCAGGGGTCAGGAATTCGATATTAATAAAGCGAAAGCTGACGCAGAAGATCTTAGAAATCAAATGTTATATCAAAACAGCGTAACTATGCAAACTCGTAACATCGATGCTAAAAACGCAGCAGAGCGTGCTAATTTAGTGAACGCTCAACAAACTTCTAATCGTAACGTTGTTCAGTCTAATGCTGAAAAAGAACGTCAACGTCAAGCCGAACAAACTATGTACGAAAATAAAGCAGGTCAATTAGGCCGCCTCGCTGATCTTAAAACAGGCGCAGCTGCTCGTGCTACTGCTTCCGGACAATCTTCCGCTAATAAGTGGGGAATGTTAGGAGATATTGCGGGTAAAGGATTAGGTCTCGCGTCCGACGCTGGTCTTTTTAAATCCGACGCTCGTAAAACTGAAGATTTCGTAAATAAAGCAGCAGATCTCGAAGTTAAAGACGCTGATGAACAACGCAAGAAAGCGATTGCAGGATTAGGACAAGCGTAATGGCTAAACCGAAAAAACCCTCTAAATTCCCATATGTGCAAGCTATTAGCGAGAATACAGGATTGGGGCTCGATCCTAAATCCGCTCGTCAATCTGCTGGTGCGTTTTTAACTGAAGATCCTAATCTTCTAGAAGAAGTACTCGCTTCTAAACGTGTTCCCGATCCAAAACCTGATGTCCCTGTTGCTAAACGTGCACCCGGCGTCATTGACGACGCTATGATCGTCGGCGGTAAATCTATTCCTAAGTCAGGACTTATGTCTTTTCTCGGCAAACACGGCGGTAAATTAGGTTTAGCAGCGGGAGCGGGTGCAGCTCTATACGCGGCGCTCCGTGACGATAAACCAAATGTCAGTGAAGCTTCTAAACCTGCGGGTTCAGATGAGAATAAAGCTCCGGAACAGAAACAACCTGAAACAATTGACGATACCTCACTAGTTCCTTCTTCTCAAAAAGTAGAAGAAAAAGCATTAGAACGTAATTTCGAAATGCCTGAACTTAAATTCGATCCAATCGATATCGACATCGGAACTCGCGAAGGTCCTAGCGAACAAGAACTAACCGATACTGCTCGATCCGAGGCAGATAAACAACGTAATTATGCGCTTCTAACTCGTATGGGTAGTCAATTAGGTAAAGCTATTGCTGGTGGAACATACGAAATCGATGACTCCGCTGCTAAACTAATGGATGAAAATGCTGTTCGTTTAGAACAACGAGCTAAAGCTGATATCGAAATGCAAGACAATGATCCTACAAGTCCTGCTTCTAGATTGTATAAACAAATAGCTATCTCTAAAGGATATAACATCAAAGGCGATGTTTCCGGTAAAGTTTTAAAAGAACTTTTACCTCAATTCGAAGCACAGCGAAATGCTGAACTTAATCGTCAACTTCAACTAGAACAAATGATAGGTAATCGCGAAGATCGTCGAGATGCTAGAGAAGATAAAGCTGAACAAAAAGTAAAAGATAGACATGATAAATTTGTTACGGTAGCAGAGAAACGATCCGCTGAAGAATTCGCTCCTTACCAAAAAGTTAATAGAGCTAAACAATCGATAGAACAAAACTTCGATGCTATTCGAAATGGTGCCAATCCTGGACCTCGTGATGTCAGTATTCTCTATGAATTCATTAAGCTATTAGATCCTGAATCTGCTGTCCGGGACAGCGAAATCGAATTGACACAAAAAGGAATGTCTATTTTGGAATCAGCAGGTATTAGATTGAAGAAAATTGGATCGAGTGCTCTATTAAGCCCATCGTTCCGTCAAGGAGTGCTAGATATAGCAAAACAGACAGAATCTAGTGCTAAACAGCAGTATAAAACAAGAACTACTCCTTTAAAAGCAATAGCGAAACAAAGAGGTATTCCAGAAGAACGTTTTGGAGAATTCGATCCTTTACTACTTGAAGAATCGATGCAAAATGAATTAACTCCTAAAACATCTAATAGTTCAGTATCTACACAAGTGAATGAATTAATTCAATCTCGTTCCGATGAAGATAATAAAAAGCGACTGCTAGAACTTAGAGCTAAACCGAGGAAACAATAATGACTCCTGAAGAACTAAAAGAACTCCAAGAATTAGAAGAATTGGATGCTCTAGAAAAGCAATACGGAAAAGATCTACCTGCTACGCAAGAAAGTTCCGCAGTTTCCGATACCCTAGAAGACGTAGCTTCCGCCGGGGCTCAAGGTCTAACTATGGGATTCTCAGATGAACTAGCAGGAGCAGGTCGTGGAGTTGCAGCAAAAGTCGCCGGAAGCGAAAAAGATCTTTCTGATTTATACGCTCAATATCGTGACATCGAACGTAAACGCTATGAACAAGCACAAGAACGTAGTCCTGTATTATCATCTGTCGCCGAATTTGGCGGAGCTATTGCTCCTTCCTTGCTTTCTGGCGGCGGTAGTCTTTTAACGGGCGGTGCTCGTAAACTGGCTCAAACTGGACTCAGAGAAGCAGTTAAACAAGGCGGAGTTAAACAATTAGCAAAAGTCGGCGGGGCTAAACTCGGAGAATTAGCGCTTCAAGGCGCGGTTCAAGGCGTAGGACAATCCGAAACGCTAGCCGATGCTCCAGAACAAGCATACGAAACTGCTAAATCGTCCGTTGCATACGGTGCTCCTCTAGGATTAGCTGGCGAGTTCTTCACTAAAGGCAGTAATGTCGCAGCTAAAGCTGCCGATAACCAACGATTAGATAACGTTGCTCTTAGACAATTCATAGGATCGTTTAAAGAAGGAACTGAAGGTGTCGTATTAAATGCTGGAGATACAGCAGTTACTCGTATGGCTGGAGAAGTTAACGCTCCTGCTACAGCATTAGCTGGTCGATTGCAAGAAATAGATATGTCTCGCGGCGCGGCGCTGGGCGAGATTTTAGAGAAGACATCGGCATCTAATTTAAAAATCAATATCGATCCCCAACTCGATGATGTTGTTAAAAGAGTAAGTGCTATCATTGAACTAAATCCTAATTTACTCGGTAAAATGGAATTAGAAAAACTTAATAAGCAGATTTTAGATTTGTCTAGTTCTAATATGTCACCATTAGCTGCTGATCAATTTAGAGAAGAAGTTATAGCTCTATCTAATCGTTTACAGAATCCAGATCTTCGCACTGTAGCTAAAGAATTCAGTAAATCATTACGCGGCGCATTGGAAGATCAAGTTCCAGGATTTAAACAAGCTAATGATAGTTTTAGGGAATTACGTAAAACAGTATTCGATCCTGTTGCGATTAATAAGTCAGTAGGTGATGTTCCTGCTGAATTTATAACAGATAAACCTCAATTTAAGGACTTAAATAATAAATATAGTGATCTTTATAAATACGTAAAAGGTACTATGGAGCAAATCGGAGGTCCCGGAGGACACCGCTTTGAAGGCGCTACTACTTTCTCAGGATTGATAGAAAATGTTCAAAAAATGGAACAACTTGAACCTGGTTTTATTAAAAAACTAGGATACAAAGATATATCAGATTTAACTAATTCGATCAGAAACGATGCTGATAAAATGGCAATTAGAAAATCGATAGTTGGAGCAGTAAACGAATCGGCAGGGACAGGTGTTCCTACTTCAGTATCAGGACTTGCTACTTCTGCTATAACAAAAGGAGCAGCTCCTACATGGAGAGGTCGTTTAAATGCATTCGGTAACGTTGCGGGTCGCGCTACTAAAGCCATTTCCGAAGCAACTCCGGCTGTAATTAAAGACATTCCTAAATTCACCCAAAAGGTATTTTCTATGTCTGACGATCAGCTTAAATCTGCTGCTATTAGAATGCAACAAGATCCAAGACTTAAACGTTTTGGTGATAACTTAATTAACGCAATGGAAAACAAAGGATCAGTCGGTCGTAATGCCGTTCTGTTCTCAATGATGCAAAATCCTGAAACGAGAAACGCTATGCGTGATTTCGATTTCGGACTTGACGAAAACGACGAAGATAACGAATAAGGGTGTAATATGGAAATCAAGGATGATGTATTTTTTGAACAGGTATACCAGAAGTTAGATCGTATTGAACGCGATACTAACGACATTAAAGTTACACTCGGTGTTCAAGCTAAAGATATCGAAACTCATATTAAACGTACTAATCTTTTAGAAGAATCCCTAGAAGGTCTTCGTAAAGAATTAGCTCCTGCCAGAAATATCACTACTTTCGTTAAAGTAGGTCTTCAGGTAATTGGAGTAATATCACTCGTCGCTACTGCCATCTTCACTGTCTCCAAGCTCATCTAAGAACCTTTGAGTATCGATATTGTAGATTAGCTCATCTTCTTGTTCAGTAATGAACCGTTCAGGTTTAATTTCTTCGATATAGTCAACAATTCCTGTAGCTTTAGCTCTAGTTAAAACGCAACGATTTCTTGCATTATTCCTATCGTAACTATCTTTTCGATGAGCTTTAGACTTTTGGATATTCTTCCTATTGTCTTTATTAAAAGAAGCCCCGACGTATTCACCGTTAAACTTGTTAAGCCATTCTTTCTCAGAATCGTTTAACTTATCCAAGTAATCAATCGATAACTGCTCGAACCTTGTTTTAAGATTAAGTTCTGGTTTTAGATTTGGGTACTTTTCGCGACTTCTTTTTGTTTGTTTTTTTGCCATCCGTTGCTTTCTTTATATCATCCAATGATATATTATTTAAAATACTGTTAGATACCGAGTACATAACCCCTTTAGATGTGACTTTTGGAGTTAATAACTTGTCTAGTTCCGTCTTTAGAACTGACATTTTAATACCTTTAGATCTCTTCTTTAAAAGCGAATAAAACGCCTTTAGCGAGACTTTAACATCATTCCCTGCCTCTACCTCGTTTTCGGTTAAAAAGTCGAAAATAGGGGCGATATTCTGGGAATACGAGATATTAGACGATTCGTGTAATGCTTTTAGCTGTTTAAGGATTTGACCGAGTTTTGAAGTTTCAAGGTTAATCTTAATGAATTTATCGTCAACTTCTGGAATATAAAGAGAGATTTGAGAACCGAATGTTCTATAGGAATCTTCGGATAGTGTGTAATTCTTGAAGATCTGATATACGAGTTTTTTAGAGACATTGTTATCTCCGGGAATAAGTCCGTAAAACTCTACAAAATCAGCGTAGTGATCTTTTGAAACAGGACGAGCTGCTTCTAAATGTGAAGTGTCTTGTAAAAGCTTTAAAAGGTCCTGATCACTTAGTTGCGTTTTTAATGCCATATACGGTTAATGTTGAGGTTAGAATTCCTAGTCCAAACCACATGAATTTCTCCCAATCGTTCATATCTTTCTGGGAGTTTAGAGACTTCGTGAGTTCGAGATTACGCTTCATCACAAGATCGAACTGTTCGTCTTTAAGCTTATTACTAGCTTCTACAAGATTAAAGCTTTTCTGGTATGATTCATTTAGTAACTGGTATGTTTCTTTTTCAAGAAGTTCAACGCGGAGTTTTCCGGCGTCTTCCGTAGAAAACAAAACACCCTCAAAAGGGGAAGGAGTTCCCTTTTGAAGGAGCACAGAGTCATACGCAAAAGATGCGTTACTTCCTGCGATTAAAGAAATCGACAAGAGCTTTAGCAGACAGTTCTTCATCTTTAGCTTTCTCAAGTGCTGCCACTTGTTCTTTACGATTAATTTCTTCGACTTGAAGACGTTCGTGATTAACTTTCACCTTCGCTTCAAGTTCGTCTACTTTCTTAAGTGCTTCGTTATTCTCGTTTAACGCTTCTGCGCTTTTACGCTTAGTTCTTTCCATAAAGAACAATCCGACAATTAGAGCGAATGCTCCAGCGATATAACCCCAAAGCTTTTTCATAGTTTCTCCTCGGTATCGCCAGGTGTACGTCTCATAGCGTAGATTGCACCCAAAGCTCCGACGACCGCAGCAAAGTCTACGCCGTTAAACTCTGGAAGTTTATAAGTAGCAGTCAATTGAACTCCGGAGAATAGTAGTTTCAAAGCTGCCACTCCGAATCCTGTAACAAACGCTGTTAGCGTTACGGACGGTTGTTTAGTTTTAGGGTCTCTCAAGTATCTCATGTGGTTATTATACTAGCCTTTCTTCTCTTTGTCAATCTTTTTTCTTTTAGCACTTCTAAAGTCTTGGAATTCTTCAACAACTTCATTAGCTTTATCTTCTTCTTTTTTGGTATTACGAACTGTTTTACGCATCTCTATTTCGATTTTACTCTTCAAGTTGTGGCATGTACCACATATCACTTGGAGTTCACTGGATTCACAGAACAGTCTTTCGATATAATCATCGAACGTAGTGAACGTTCCATTAATAGGAATTACAGGATGAATATGATCAACGTGTACTTGTTCTTTCTTGAACAAGCTATTACACATTGCGCATTTGTAAACTCCGCGCTCTACGCGACTTGCCGCAAGAATCTCTTGACGAGCGGGCCATTTTAACGACGCTCTACGTAGTATCTGGATAATAAACGTTTTCAGGTTCTTAGGTTTTGCCAATTCTATGTCCACAACTTGTACACGTTTTGATGATCTTTTCTTTCCCGTTTATAAGGTTTAGCTTTAATTCGGAAATGGACTTTTCATAACAAACCGGACAGGTTTCCCTTTCTTGGGGTTCTTCTACGAACTCTTCTTGTTCGTCTTCTGTATCTTTAATTCGATCTTTACGACCTTTTGAAGCTTTCTTAACTTGCTTCATCAACTGACGGTTCAGTTTCTTTAACTCACGTACTTCTTGTTCAAGTCTTTCTAGCTCAGAATCTTTATTTCTTGCCATTACTTCCTTATTTAATATCAACTGCTCCCATGAATTCGATTCTAATAGTATCGGCCCAATTGTCATTTTGTGTCTGTGCTTTTGCTAAAGCTTCATTAACACTTCTAGCTAAAACGATAAATTGACAATGATGACCTTTAACTTCGAAGTAAACTTTAAAAACTCCCAACCAGTCCATTAGAACTTCTTCCCGTTCTCTTGTTTACGGTTCTCTAGTTGGTGATCTTCACGTTTCTTGTTGAACGCTCGTTTCTCGAATACAGCACCGCCTAGATCTAAATTATGAGCACCTGCGATATCGAAAATACGAATAAGAGTATCGGCTAGTTCGACTTCAAACATCGAACGATTCGGAAGCTTATCGTCTTTCAGATTCTTTCGGAATCCTTCCATTGCTTCACTAATTTCAGAATGAACCAAACATAATAGCTCTCCGACGTTACGATCTTTCTTCTGCCCTGTCGCGAGATCTGTCCACCATCCCGCTTTAACGTTATCCTCGTGGATTTCTTTGGACAGTTCGTTTAGTGCAAATACGTGACTACTTTTCATAATACAACTCCTACTAATAATCCTAACAGAAAATAAGCAAGGTATTTCAACCAAACGGTTTTATACCGAACTCCTATATGAACAACGTTCATTCTTTCACCTTTTCTAATTCAGCCAGAAGTTTATCTGCAAGCTTAACAGCTTCTTCAACTTTAGCGTCATCTCGCATAGAAGAACTAATTGTATGCACAAGAATCTCCAACGCTGCCCTGAATCTCATTTCGGCTTTTGTCATACAACCTCGTTAATTTTAGCGATGAATTCTTGTAGAGTACCTTTGTTTTCAATTCGAACATCGAACTCGAAATCATCTAGATTACGTTCAGATGGATCTGTGGAATTGACAGTATCAAAACGATCAATACGAACCGTCTTAACAATGTCTTTACCGAACAATTCAATGACTCGATTGTATTCGGATTTGTAGCGGAAATCAGATACAACAACGTTTTGTAATCCGATTGGTTTATTGATATCCCCAACGTTGGTTAATGCCCTATCGACCCAATGGTCTGCGTTAAAGCTACGACCTACTGAGCCTACGAAAATACAAGCAGCACGCGGCGTCCAGAAAAGCTCTTTAATTTCAATACTCTGACCGTCTGTTTCGACAGAAACCATTTCACCGTCGAACCAGTTAAAATGCAACGGCTGTTTACCGTCTCGTGTTCTGAATTCCTTAAACAAAAACTCGTTAACTAGCTTTGAGAACGGATCGTAAGATTGAACCGGGCGATCTAGAATCGGACTTTCTTTTGTCGATTGATCGTCCATGTCTTTACGTGATAAATTGAAAAACGTAGAAACATCATTCTTTAACGAATCAGCAAATGCTGCTCGTTTAAACCCACGGTCTTGAACTAAATAGTTAGCCGCTGTATCTTTGCCTGATTGTTTATATCCAGAAAGTAGCAAGATTGTCATATAACTCCTAAAAAAAGTAGTACAGGTCCCGCGCTACCGAGACTATGAGGCTTCACTGATCTAATTCCTCACCCGATCAGGGTGCGTGTCTCCAGAAAGCCCTCTCAAGATTAGCATCAACGACCAGCGCTGTTTTTTAGCTATGTCCGGGCTCTCAGCTTTTCACGCCGCTGTACTTACATTATTATATCAGAAATTTACAGAAAGTCAACTAAATCTCTAAGTAATTCTTTTTTAATTTCAGGATACAGAGCTTCCGCGTTTGTTAAAACTCTTTTCAACCACATGTATTGTAATTGTCTAATTATAAATGTTAATCCTAAATACTTAAAAATGTAAGGACTTTTCGTTACGTCAAATTTCCATAGCCATTTTGGATATTGAGAATAAACATAACCAGGATGTGTTAAATCGTGAAGATGACCGTTGAAGAAGTACAAAGAAAAACGCGCACTTCCGAACTTTTCTTTAGAGTGGACTCCAATTCGAGCTTTTCGAAGTTCATTATCGATATAACAAATACCTTCGTTTAGAAGCTTCCAATATCCCCAATCGTCGGACCATTCATGATATGTCATATTTGTAATAGTTAATACCTTTATTCGAGTCTAAATATCAGGAATTTACTACTTACGAGGTCTTTTTGAAGCTTTTACGGCGAGTTGCTTTTCGTCATTTCTTCCCATTACGTATCCTAATACGAATCCGGTAATGTAGAACGCACCGAAAGAGATCATAGTGACCTCCACGGCTTAATGATCTTATCCAAACTAGCATCTTTATCTTGTTCAGGTCCAACTTTAATAAATCGGATATCACCAACCGCATGAGCTTCGACCGTTTCGAATAGCGTCTGGGAGTTATTAGACTCCATGATACCGATACTTGTTGTAAATCCGTTACCAGGACACAACGCTCCGTTAGTGATCATCGTCGCTCCGTTGTTTAAAAGCGTAATACTGGCAGTATGGACGTGTCCGACGATAAAGACCTTATGCTCTTGATGATCGCTTAGTGCTGCGTTAATGGCGTTAATTTGACCCTCAAGTGCTTTAGTGTTAATTGATTTACCAGGATTTCCAGGATTAATGACGTTATCGCCATGTGTCGTAAAGATGCTATGTCCTAATACGTTTGTAACACAATAAGGAGTTTTCGGAATGGAGATCTTTAGATTCGAATAAAGGCTTAAACTAGTCTTAATTGAGTAATAGATGATCGTCTCATAGCTATCCCATTTACCAGTTGTTGCACGTTTAGGATGCCGTGTGAGCGATCTCCCGTGGTTTCCCGTGGCACATACCACTTCGACTTCTGGAAACGCTTCAGCAAGTTGAGCAATAGCTTGTGTTAAAACGTGAATAGCGCGACATACTTGTTCGGCCATTGGGGCAGCATCTTGAGGATCGTGCATCTTATTCTCGATCATATCGCCGTCAAGATGGATTAAAAGCTTAGTTTGTTCTCGATATTGAGGCTTATATTCGATTGTCTCTTTGACAACGTGTGCCAAACGACGAGATTCCTCGATAGCGGTATATGTGTCATTTCCAGTTTCTTCCCGGTGGAGATCAGATCCGTAGTGATGATCGGATAGAATGAGATTCAAGACTCTCTTAATGGGTTTCTTAGACTTCTTCTTAACATTTACAGGCTTAACTTTATCTCTAAAGGTATTCTCTGCGAATTTCTCAATGAAATCCAGAGTATTAACGCTCTTAACAAGATCAAGGTTTTGTTTCTTAGTTTTATTATCCAGAAGCTTCTCGCGATGATTCCTAATGTCGGGGACTCCGAGAACCGCTGGGACTACTGAATCCCCGAGATCGGGATAGACTTGTAGTGCTAATTCTTTTAGATTAGCTAGATTACCGAAGTTTGTTCGAATGGTTGATTCTTTAACGTCTAGAAGCGCCACGCAATCTGCGACACTTGGCATCTTGTTGATCTTACGAGCAAGTTCAATATATTTCTCTAGTAATTGTTCTTTTGTCATTTTTTATCCTTAAATATGTTTCCTGGTTTCAGAACCCAATGTAACGATTTTTCGAACTTAACAACCTGTGCTTCTGTTAATTTCATTTCGTATTCAAAATTAAAAGCATGAGCTACTTCGTGTAAAAAAGTACAAACTGATTCTTTAGAAGTCTGGCCGTTCTTCACAGTAATCTGGAACTTATTAGGATCAGTTCCACCTAATTGAGTAGGGTCATTAGGGAATGCGTCTACCCATAATACATGATATTTGGCTTTTTTAATTTGAACAACAGAAGGGATTCTGTTAAACAAATCGTCCCAATCGATTATTTTAGACATCTTTACCTTTATTATCTATGATCTTGTTACATCTGTCAAGATTATTCTTTAGAATTTCTCTATAGGATTTCATCTCAAGAGTTAATGCGTAGATATTCTTATACTTCTTAAACCGTAAAAGTCCGGTATATGCTACTTCTAAAATAACCAAAGACTCTTCTATATCTTTAGCCATAGCTCTAGCTGTCTTTAGTGATTTTAAATCGTTTAAGTCCCCCACTTAACCATCCCCTTCCGGATTTACTATATAACTTATTTCTAAACGGAGTTAATTCATCATGCTCTACTATTGAAGAATGTAAATCTTGTGGTAACTTAAAGAAATAATACGAATTATCAGCTAGTCCTTCTTTAGCATCAATTGAGATACTGAACCCTTTACCTTTTTTAAAGTCTGAAAATAAGTTCTTAATTCTACGATGTCTCATTATGGGAATCCTATTCCTATATCTTTTTTATCACTAAAAGCTTTATTGTAATGTTCGATTTCTTTAAGCATCTCAGTGAGTACATCTTTAAACGTCTTCTCGTAAATAGCAGAACGAATAACTGCTTCCCGGATATGCGCCGGGGTGAACGAATCGTAACGTTTATTACCTATCTCCTGGAGATCATCTTCGGTAGTTTGCTCTCCTACCATATGCTTTAAAAGTGCTTGTCTGAATGCAGAATCTGGATATCCAACTTTAATCTTATCATCGAAACGTTGAGGACGATTGGCGATATTCGCAAGGAACATTTCAGGAAAGTTTGTAGTTGAAATCATCATTGTCGGAATCTTGAATGTTTTCTCTTGATTATCCAAAAGACTAAGAAGTGAGCTTTTGGAATTAATACGAGCATCTTCTGCTTCCACTCCGCCGATATCTTCAGCGATAAAGAATAAACAATCAACGTTGATATATTCTAAATCCTGAATAAGGAATTTAATGTCGTCAGGTTCAACCACGTCTGTTTTCCAAATGAGAACAGCAGTTCTATTATTAGCGGTGTACTTCTTAACGGCAGACGAAATAGTGGAAGACTTCCCGCTTCCGGCAGGTCCATACAATAGCATAGAACGACGAGGGGTTTCAATACCATATTGACGGTATTTATCGAGGTTCCTGAAGAAACAGTCAATCTTTGCGACGATTTCTTGAGTAGGACCATGTGATTCGAGCAAGCTATCGCTAGATAGTTCAGTTTCTATTAGTTTCAAACCCCCTTGACTGTATTTAGCGGTGTACACACCTGGGTTAATTTCAGTCTTAGTGCGTGTCGGTTTTTCAGTTTCAATGAACTCAAATTGAATTAGCTTTTTATCGGTAGTTACTAGATAATCGCTAGTGTCGAGTTCGTCTCCTTCTTGAAGAGAATCAATCATCCATATTTTCTTAACTTTAAAGTGATTATTTTCCATTAGACCTCTAGTATACCACAATATGAATGGAAAGTACAGTTAAAAAGGAATATCGTCTGATCCAACTCCGGAAGTTCCTTTTCTAGGAATTAACCTTACCCCTGTTCCATACGCCATAGCATCGGAATAAATATCTGCACCAGATGTATTACCGCCTAGAATACCTAAGGTTCCATATGGATCTGTCTTCATTTTAGCTTGGAGTTCTGCTAGTTTCTCTTTAAGTTCTTTCGCGTGATTAGTTACAGGCGTTCCGTAAACAGGTATAGGTGGGTGTTTCTTCGGAGCGTGAGTTCTAACTAAATCGGTCATCTCTTCCATAAGTTCTAGCCAGTCTACAGGATCGGTTTTCGATAGAACCTCGGTAACAACACGGTCTAGTTCTTTAGCTGCTTCTTGTTTTGTATATTTCATGAATAGAATATTCCTCATAGTTTCTTAGTAATTACAATTAGTTAGGTTTTAAACTGAATAGAATGTTGAATAGATCTTTCGACTAGAATTAGTTCAATAGATGAAACCGTGCTAGAGGAAATTCTGACATTCGCTGACGGCTTATGCCATCTTAGACTACATAAATCTGAAAGAAAATCATCCGTGTTCCATGGTTTTACCGAACTATAATCGTATGTGCAAATTGACTCTTGTCCATTTGTAATAATTCTATAAATTACTCTAGTGAACGCATCAGTGCTCATCTGTATTCTCCGGGTTTAATAGATATTCAGGATTAATAATCTTCAATGCTTTTCTGTCACTTTTAGCTAACGGACTATTGTAATCGAGAACAGCTTTAACTACAACGCCTTCTCGTACTTTCTCATTTGGATCTAAAAGACTAGGACCCGTCGCGAGTTCTTCCATTTTCTTCCTATTAAACGCACCTTTAAATACAATAGGAACTAGCTTGAATCCTCGTTCTGTAGCGAACGCTTCGACTTCTTCAGGATTTAGCCATTTCATTTCGTTCTTGACAGGATCGTAAATCTTAACATCGAATAGGAAAAACTCATGACCTTTCAATCCGTATGAATAACCTTTTTGAATCCCAGGTCCAGCGATCTCTCCATATACAATCTCGTTCTGTTTCAACTTTTCGAAGATCTTTTCTTTCTTTCCAGTGTCCCCGTATATATCGCTTCCATAAAATCCCTTATATCCAAACTTCCTAGAGATCTGAACATTATTACTTCCGTAGTTCTTTTCAAACTTAGGAGTTAGTTTTAAGAAATGAAGAACTTTTCTCCAAAGAGTATCGACGGTGTATGGTAAAATCGAATAGCGAGCATTCGTTCCGTGAATTTTACACTGCACCACGACGAGTTCACCTTCTTGAAATAGATCTTCTTGCCACTGAATGCGATTAAGACCATTGTACGAATGGAACAACGGATGATCTTTAAGCTTCACTCGATTAGTTTTAGCTTTCATTCCTTGGATATTCCGTTCAGGCGGTTGATACTTTGTGATTCCTAAACGAACCTTAAAATCTTGCTTATGTTTGTAATTCGTAATGCCAAATTGTTCAGGCTTAGTAATCATTCCTTCAGAAACGAATCCCCTGATCTTCGCAGCGCGAACTCGGGAGTTTGTTAGTTTCATCTTGGAATTAGCAAATAGCACCTTCTCGATATCCGCTGGTAGAATTGAGTCTACGGGAATATATAAAACAGAATCGCCGATCTTGTACATATCGCGAGTAGCGACTGTTTCAAAGCCGAGGATCTTTACGATGTCTAGTCTATCGGCATTAGGATGAGGTCTAACATTTACGATCTCAACGACTGGAACCATAAATACTGAACCTGACTCTTCGCTCATTTTGTACTCCTTAGTTTATAAATAACATGTTCGTCGAAATCTGTCAATTGCGAATCTTCGTAATCGTCCCATGTGATAAAATCATCTACGTCTGTCACTAAATCGAACTCTAACGTTTTAATAGTGGAAATAGAGTCAGGTATTTCTTGCTCATCCCAGAATCTCGCTTCCGAAATAGGGTTGTAAACCGCCATATAAAACGAAGAAAGAGGAGGATATTGAACATCTAAAGTTCTGAAGATATTACCTTTTGTATCGATTAAATATGCTTTCATTTAAATGTATCCAATAGCTTCTGGTTCTTCTTTAACGAGTAGTTAATAAATATATCTTTAACTGGTAACACTGTACTAAATACCTTAACCGCGTTATATAACTTCTTAACAAGGAGAACTTCGTCGTATTCGCCATCGAAGTTTTGAACGGTACAAAGACTGCCATCTTTCTTGTAGAAAAAGTAAACCTTATCCCCTTCAGTATACTCAGTTCCTTGCAGTGCGTCAAGGATTTTTTGCTCATTAGTACGTTGAGGATTAAGAATTTTATCACCAATAGTCTTTTTAGATGCCCATCTTTTAGGATCTTTGATAGCAAGAGCTTCTTTGACGTATTTATGGTAGATATTCTCGTAATCGAATTTACGATATAGCATTGTATCAATGATCTCATTAAGAAAATCTCTAACGGCAGGTTCGCGAGTAGACGATTTAAGCGCAGAACCTTTGATCTTCTTCTTTTTACCATCCCATAGTACATAGTTTTTAGCTTTAAGAACAATGACGGTTTCGAAATACCCGTCATCGTCCCATAAAATCAAATCTGGAAATTGAGAATTTAGATCGTTAAAGAATTTAGAAATTTCTTCTTCAGAAAATGGAGTTTCGTCCGGTTTACATACAGTGATAGAATCTGTGTCCCAATTTATGAGTTTTAAATTAGCCATCTAGTTTAATAAAATACTCGTATAGTTTAAATACTATATCACGAGTAACTCCTGATTTTTTAGAATTACAATCTTTACAACATGCTACCGTATTGCTGGTAGTATATCCTAAACTGTTATCAACCCTATCTATCCCATTATACACATATTGAGAACATTTACTCTTTTTAACTTGAGAAGGGATCTTTCCGCAGTAATAACAATTATTTTTTGTTAGGATCTTAAATTCATCCATTGTCAATTCGAAATCGTAATTTCTATCTTTAGCGCATTTAAATTTATAAGATTTGTATAACGAATTTAAAGCAGCTATACCTTCCGGTGCCCTTTTAACTAGCGACTGGTTCTGTCTCCTAAAACAACCACACGAATTAGTTGAACCTTTTTTTAGATCGTTAATGTCGTATAGTTTAACGACTCCGCATTCACATATACATTCCCATTTATACACCGACCGTCTATTAACTTTTGTATGTTTTTCGAATCGAGTGACTACTAATCTCCCGAATCTATACCCTGTCCAGTCTTTCATTTTAGCACGCATCTACTGGTTCTTCTTCCTCTACATCCGATTGTAACTGTTCAGAAGTTAGACCGCAAGTAAATTGTATAGCTTTAAGTAGAATATCTCTACCTGTTTTAGTAATAAAAGACGCAGACTGGGGCGCATTAAACGAAAGCCCAGGCGCGGCACAGAACCCGTATAAAGAATTCGCAAACACTTTTTGTGAGCTTTGAAGATCATCGTAGTACTTATCTCCAGTCTCTTTTGCTAGTTTTTTATTCTTCAATCTCTCTACTGTAAAATACTCGGTCAGTTGTATAAAAACACCCTTAGGGTCTTTATTTCCTAATCCTATCTTATAGTTACGCATGATGGACGGATACAAACTCTGCACGTCGGCCTTGATTGCGTGACTGTATATTCCAGGATTACCTCCCGATAAAGCACCCTCGTATCCGTTTGTTTCAGTAGTTTTAGGAATTGAATGCTTATCCTGTAAATACGCACCGACAAGCATGGAATTGATCTGTCCCCCGGTTGCCGATGTTAGGGTATTACCAAATGTTTTAGGAATAGATTGAGCACAATAAAAAGCCGAAGGAATCATAAGATCGAAAAGAGCCAGAGCATCATCTGCATCATCTTTACAATACTCTCTGATTTTAGCCCATTCGGTAGGATTCTTATAGTTCACTCGAATAAGTGAAGCGTCATAGAATTGCCTATCGACCTTTTCTAACTTCTCGGTTTTAATGATTTGCTTTAGTCCATAGCTATCGTATTTCTTAGTGGCAATATCGTAACGTAATGCTAAAAGCATTGTATCACAAAGTTCACGTCCGAAGATCACGTACCTATTGATTTCTTGACTACGAGATCCGTCTACGCGGAACTTAGTAGTGTAACTATCTAGCGTCGTTTCCCTGTCGTCACGTCCAATGGCAAAACGCGTACCGTCTCTATTAGCACAATCGAGTAGATACTTCAAGTCGAACTGAATGATGTTATGACCACAAATAATAGCAGGGTTCATTTCTCTAACCCAATCGCACCATGCTTCTGTCATTGCTCCACATGATTCATAATCCGTATAATCGAACATCTTCTTGACAATACGATCTCCACAGCGATAGGTGTTTGAGATCAGTAAAAGCTTGGAGTTTTCATTTACAGAAAGTCCCGTCGTCTCGATATCGAAAGATAGAATAGAAACTTCTTTAGGTTTTAAATCTAGAAAATAGCGAACTCCGTCTTTGACCATGAAAGACTCTTCCGGGTTCATAATCGAATAGCAGTCGTATTTTGATAGCTGGTATTTCGCTCTAGTGAAATCTAAACGTTTTGAAAACTGAGCGCCGTACTGGTAATACAAATTACCCTCTAGTTTGGTCCAATTCGGAGCGATTCGTTTATTCGATAAAAGCCAGAACTTATTCTTCAGTTGTAAATGTTCTACAACTCCATCTTTCTCGGTCCAGATATTAGCAACGTCTTCTTCGACTTTCATGCCGACAACGTGCTTAATTCCGGCTTTACCGTGAATAATGCGCTGGATGTCAGTAGACATTAAATATCTCCGAAGTTCAGTGCTTTAGATTGGTTATTGATGAAATCCTTTACGGCAGGATTAGTGCTGCGACTTTTGATCGTCTCAAACATCGCTTTAAGCTTATACTGTTGGATAGGCTTAGATTTCCAAGAATAACCACTTTCGAACTGCTCAGCCCATACTGCCATAAGCTCGGTATAACTCATAGTGTTGAACTCTGAACGGAATTTAAAGTACTCTACAGGAATTATGTTTGTCATCTAGGACCCCTCGTGTAAAATTAATACAATAACTAGGACTACAAAGGTAGCATACCACATGTTAAACTCCACGTCAATTTAATTCGCCCACTGGGGTTTTAGGATATTCTAATTCTTCCATGTTTAACCCGTCTGGACTAGATAATCCTACATGGTCAACTATACTTTTTTTAACAGCATTTGATACTTCTTTAGGAGTAACACCTATGAAATAGTAAACCTCGTCTTCGTCTAGTAAATACCCTGAGATAACCATAGGCATTTCTATTTGATCGGTTTCTCCTGTATCAGGGTTTACTGAAATCCTAGAAGAACGTCTTTTAGTTATGATATCTACAAACTCTCCGATAAATATATCAAAGAATAGATCATGACCATTCTTCGGACTTGTTTTCTTTTTTCTCATCTTGGCGTTCCTTCAGTAATGCTTTAAACGTTTCTTTTTCGGAAGCTGTTAAGTTATAGATATCGCCTGTTTTCCCAGTCCAACCAAACGTGTTCTTCCCTACCTCACCTAGGTCGTTTTTTAAGATTGCCATTTCCATGTAGTTATCACGATCTGCTGTTTCAGGATTGAAAAAAGGACGCCAGATCGATACGATACTACGGAACGCTTGGTACATGAACGATGAACCTTTAATCGCTGTATATGAGAGAATAGGACTATCCGGGCCTCCATTAAGTGAGAACTTGTTAGGTTGAACCAACGTAATTAAACAGATGTCCAAATCATTAACGATGTCTTGCAATTGACCAGCTACTTCTTTACTAGCCGCTGTATCTTCTGACTTATTGGAATTGACACGTTCGAAGTAATCGACCATCAATAGCTTTACTTTCTTGCCTGTTTTCTTCTCTACGTTTAGAACATATTCTCTAATATCAGAAACAGTCGGAGCGCTTCTATCGAAAAACCATACGTTACCGTAATCTCTAGCGATAGCATCCGAAACCTCGTGACCTCTACCTGCTCGATATAGCTCGTAAATTTCATCCCTGCTCATACCGCCTGATACTTTATGTAATAGCTTTTGATAAAGACGTTTACGGTGCATATCCAGTGATGCGAATACTGAAACCACCCCGGCTTGCGATGTATTCTTAAGGATTTCAAGAGCTAAGGCTGTTTTTCCTGAACTCGCTGCCCCTATAATTCCAAGATTACCTCCTGTAATTAAAGGCATTTCTTTATCTAACCATTCAATACCTGTCTTAATTGTGTTCTCATCGATATTCATTACAAAATCGGTGAATTCACCTTCAATATCGCGGATCTGTTTAGGAGCGTCTTCCTTTGAGTCGTTCTCGAAAACACCCATATTGATAGCATAGTTTTTAAGCCAAGGGTCATTATCGACAGAATATTGACCACCTTCCCATCCTTCATCGAATACTGAAGCAATGACGTTTTCCCAAAGTTCTTCTTTAGGGAACTTATCGCTCTTTGTACGGATAGCTTGTTTCTCAATGGCGGCTTTACACATATGTCCGGTCGATACCGAATCATATCCCATGCCCTTTAGAGTCGCCGCTAAAACCATTAAAGCGTGATGTCTTTCTCCGGATTCGAAGAATCCTTCATGGATGAGCCATTTGGAATCGCGCCACTGTTTAGGTTTCCTTGCTAGGATTTCTCTAGCCCCTTTCGGGATGTTGTTGATTTTTTCTTCCTTTTTATCGGAAGTATAGAAACTATCCGGAAGATGAACTTCCGAAACTGTAATCTCGCTGTTTACATTCGATAGATCCTTAGCTTTATCGAAAATAGCATCGATAGAAAGATCTTTTAGATCTGAATAAGTAAGCGGGATTTTGTATTTGCCAGATTTCTGGTGCTTAGTGAACGGTACGCGTATAATCTGATTAGGATCATACATCGAAAGGTCGAAACCATCAAGATCTCCAGCGATTCTTGTTGCAATTTCAGCAACTTGAGGAGGATTTAGATCTTTATCAACGGTCAGTACGACTCCGAATCCTTTATTACCGCTAAACGTGATCTCTAAATGACTAGGATCTACTCCGTTTTGTGATTTCAAACGTTCAATAACTCTAAGCGTTGAATTCCTAGAATCGTGTACGCTTTTTTTGGAATCTAAGTCAAAGAAGATCTTATTAGTGGTAACGTCTTTTAGACCTTTTACTGAACCTATCTTTGTGAACTTCTCATATTGTTCTTGATTGTAATAGAAAGCAGATTGATACCAGTCTGAATCGATTTGACTACCGATTACATCGTATACTTCTTCTTCTTTTACGAGTTGACCCTTGGATGCTAGACCCTTTGTTAAACGGACATACTTACTCATTGTAACCCTTTTAGGAGATACCTGTTACACTACGCTCTAACATAATGTAACAGGGTAGTAGGTTATTGTTTAGACGTCTTCGAGAACGATCATTTGGTACATAACGAAATTAGGAATCTTCTCTAGACGTTCCTGGATCTCGGCTGCCATATCTCCGCCAAGTTTACCGTCAGCGACAGCTTGCGCTAGACTTTCTAGCTGCTTCTTTTTGCTCTCAAGCGAAATGCTCTGTCCTGCTGAAAGAGTTACATCTTTCTTGATTTTAATATACGGAGCTTTACCTTGTTCTTTACTCTTAAGTACTTCTCCGACAACGTTACGTTTCTTTTTAGCCATTTGATTCTCCTTGTTCTTTCTGTTCCTGGGTTAGATTGTCAATGTTTTGAGCGTATGTGCTCATGATTAGAACGTGTTTAGCTTCTAGAAGTCGTAGACCTACAGCGAACGCTTGTCCCTCAGCAGGACTAGTTGAATCGTACTTCTTAGTATTAAGCGGATACTCGATAAGCTTATTTAAGAGCCTACGCATCGCTTTAGAGCTTAATTGCGCCACTAGGTTATTATAAACCGGAGTATAGAAATGTAGAAGCTGCGCTGCGATTTCTTCAGGAGTAGCTCGTTGTTCGGCACTCGTTGCTTCATCTAGTACTTGTTTAGCTTCTTCTACGTTAACTGTTTCTGTAACTTCAGCATCGCGAGCTTGCATTTGTTGCAACGCTTCGAGAGCTTCAGGAGGTAGTACGCTTGTCATATTTATTCCCAACTTTCTTCTTCAGATGATTCGGCAGGTGCTGATACTTTAGCAGGTTGAACCGAAACAGGAGCGCTAGGTTTTACTGTTTTACGGAATAATGATGTTTTAGCAGCAGGAGCTTCCACTGGTTTATCCGCTACCATCTTCTGTGTACTAGCCACGTTCGGCCCAGGACTAAACGATGCTCTAGGTGCTGATTTACCGCGACCGGATGCTGTCTCACCGTCGTCATCTTCGGCTTGAAGCGCAAGAAGCGATCCTAGCGTGAATCGACGAGCGTATGTAACCGCTGCCCCTTTTTGTTGCATATCTTCTTTTACAAGAACTAGATGCATTTCAGAGCGAACTTCCTCACCTGATTCCGAATCGAGAATACGAGTTACAACTTTATCACCTCGTTCATCTGACTCGACAGGTTGAAGAAGAAGTAGACCATTCTTTTCCAAGAGAGGTTCTACTAGTTGCAAATGCGCATTAAGGTCTGCGTATTTGGATTTAAAGAAAGGATTATCTGAGCTTTTAGCTACAGATCCCATCTCGGATTTAACTTTAAGTAGTTTCTTTAGGACGTTTTTCATGTATCTCCTTATTTAAGCGTTAAAATATCGTTAGCTGCGTAAATCTTAAAACGTTCAACTGCGATCTGACGATCTTCTTCTTCCTTCATTTCGACAGGACCCGCTGTCCGTGTTTCAGGGTCGAATTTGATTGTAACCACATTCCACTTCCCTGTCAAGGGATCTTTTGCGATTCCTAGTGCTGTTTCTGTTAAATTAACAGGAAGTACTACTTGTGGCTCTTTTTCCTCCTGTTTCGGAGTCGCTGCCTCCAAAATTAGATCTTCAATTGATTTTTGTTTCTTACTCATTTGTTCATCCTTTTGTAATCGTGATTGTTTTAAATCCTTCGTTGAGACTTGGCATCTCGAACGATTTATGAAAATTATACACGATCTTTCTCTTCTCGTCAATGCTTAAATGTTCCGAGATAGTTTCATGTCCTACTCTATGCGAAATACGGTGAATGCATTCTTCTGGATCTAATTCCAAGACAATACAATGAACATTCGTAATTCCATAGTAATTAGCGATATTTGTCCAGTATCCTCGCTGCTGACGATTGATATTAGTTCTATCGATAATCACGGACTTTCCCGAAGATAGATGCTTATGACACTCGTTAATGCAATTCTGGCGAGATCCTAGAACATCCTGCGAAATACGAACATGATCGGTGAACTCTTTAGCGAGCGTTGATTTTCCCGATCCCGGAGTTCCTACTAGAATAACGACTGATTGTTTCATTTCCAACTCACCACAATACCATATGTGATAATAGCGACTGAATTTAAAGTTACGCTATATCCTAAAGATTGTAATTCTTCTACTAGTTTATTGAGATATTGAAGATTTTCTAATATAAAATAATTATTGATAGCAGGAGTAGTACTAGGCGTTACTTCTACCTCAGTTCTACCTTTTTGAGCAGCATCTCGTATTCTGTATTCAATTGCTTCTAGAATAACAGGAATAGGTGCAGGTTGTGACGCCAATTGTGAATTAGCTTTTGCTTCTTTAGCTGTAATCATTATTCCTCCCAAGATCCTAGCATTTCGTAACGACCGTCTTCTTCGCTGTTTCCTTCGACAGGGACATATTCTCCGTTTTGTTGAACCCAAAGACTCAGTTCACCGCTAGGACTCATTAGTACAAAAAGTCGTTTCATTTCTTCTCCTTAGTATTTACTAAATGACTAAAATCGTTCTTCATGCACGCATCGTAGAACGGGCAAGGTTTTCCATATAGAAAACATGACTTCTCGTTCTTCTCAAACACGCCATTCTTAACGTTCGTCAAAACCGAATCGATAGCTTCGAAGTGTTTCTCGACTTGAGCATCTGATACTTCTCCAAAAACTAACTCAGTTCTAACCCTTGGTTCTTTCTTTCTAATCTTCTTTTCCAGAACAGCGAACCCGCACTGTTTGTTGCTTTCATATTCAGTATAAATAGAAAGCTGCTGCGAGTCAAGAATATCTTGCTGAGTATATCGCTGACTGCTCGTTTTGTTATCCATGACCCTTTTAACGCCGTCTTTAAATGTAGCGGTAAAGTCAATAAATCCGGTAATATGATCGCCTTGTTCGTTAGGAAGATGTACTAGTTTTTGGATGTCATGAACTTCAACGATTTCAGGCATGATGTTCTTTTCATACGCTTCGATAAGCATAAGTCCTTTTCGGTAAAGACTAGTCCACGCACAGAGGTTGTAAAGCTTAAACTCCGGAAGTTCCAGCATTCCCTTCTCTTTACGAACAGCTTGACATTCTTCGATAAAACCGACGACGTTCTCTTTTACAAGCTCAATTTCTTTAGATGGGTTATGTTTCAGGATATAATCCAAGTCCTCGTCTAATAGAATGTCCAGATCGATATCAGCCGCTGAATAACGAGCTAACTCACTAAACCGAATGTCTACTCTATCGTCTAGTACCTTAACGAACTTAAACGATTCGTAAAATAGAATACGTGGATCTTTACCTAAGAATTTAACCTCGTCTCCGATTAGTGTCTTTTTCTTTGTAATGAGCAAACAATTCAACGCTTCGTCAATAGCCGATCCGAAGAACAACGGACTGTCTAAAAGCTTTGAGCGCCACTTGTCGATATAGTGAAGCTTGTATTTCATCCCGCACTGTTGATACATCTCAACGGCGGTTTTTGATAAACGGATGCTCATTAGATACTTCCGTGTTCGAATCCGAATAGTTCTAAGTGCTTAGCTTTAAAAGCAAGATGTGCTTCTTTTTTTGTATTGTAATATCCAATAGTCGTAAGTTTATTAAGATGTTTAATCATCGCCCTGTACGGTTTTTTAGACCCTTTGATTAGGTTCTTATAAGCTCCGACTAAAGTACGTCCTTTTCGAGCATTCCGTTTAGCCCATACTTTTTTCATGTTAACCGAAGTTCTTTCAGAACGAGTACAAGGAGTCAAGTTCTTAGCTAGTTTAGATTCGTTATTAACGTTAACCGCTGAATCTTGGTGTCTTTCGTGAAGGTTGAATTCCAAAGAAATAACGTATTCGATATTACGAGCTTTGTTTCCAATATATACGTATTTGCTATAACGCGACGCGCCATAAGGGGTTAGTTTACGTTGAGTTTTAATATTACGAACTTCTCCGTAATTAGAAACTTCATAACGATTATCGATTGATGATGTTTTCCAAACTTTATACATTAGATGCTCCAGTTATTTCGTTCGAGCGCGGCGAGCGCAATCGGGCAAGTATTAGATGCTTTTACAGCGTCCAGCATTAACTGAGCTAAGTACCGGATTTCAGGCTGCGCTTCAGGCTTATCACGAAGCTTAACGAAATTAGCAAAGCTTCGAAGATTAATAACGGTTACTCGTTCTGTCATGTTATTTTGTGGCAGAATACCACGATAGAATTCACGAGCACGCTTATACTCAGTATTCGTAAGAATTCCCTTTTGTTCTACTTCTTTAAGTTCCGTTAGTAGTTCACGGTACATCCAATTAGCTTCTTGTGCCAGTTTCTGATAAGACTGTTCGAAAAAAAGAGACTGAACGGTTCCTAGTCCCTTATATAGAATATCCAAAACGTCCATAGGCATTTCCAGGAACTCATCTGGCATTGTGCGATACCGACCACTCATTCCGGAATGCGAAGCAATTCTATGCGTTACTACTTGTCTATCGGTGGTGATTGGAATTTTCATCCAGAAACGAAATACGACACTCTCGAATGGTACGGAGTGTTTCGAATCAGCGAGCATATTCACTACTCGCGAAACGTCTGATTCGTTTTTCAGTTCTTTACCTTCGTAGGTAGTACTTGATGTCCAAGCCGCTTCTGCGATCTGCTTATCGTTACCGAAAACACCTTGAAGTTCTAATTTGATTTGGTCCATACCGCTATTATACAATAGGATATAGAAAAAGTCAAACTAATTGTTCTTCTTTTCCTTCGTTATCGAGCGTGGTTAAATCGGGAAGAATTAGAGAAGTCAAAACGGCATCCGAGTGGCATCCACAGCCTGTATCTAATAGAATAGCATTTCCGTATTTACGAACAGATGTTTGATACTCATCCGTAATAGGATTACGATGTAAACCGTGAACATGTCCGTACACACAAATCTTTCCGTTGAAAAGATCAGGATCTACCCAAACCGAAGTATCGTTATGAACATAACTCCAAATAAGAGTATCTTTATCGCGAAGGAATGCATCGGGCGCTAATGCTGCTAATCCTTGACGGTATTCCATTTTCGGAATCGGAGCATGGCAAAAGAAATAGTCATTCGTCTCGATATACAAAACCGGATCTGCCAGTAAATCCCAATGTCCAGCTTTAACGATTGAATGATACAAGCGATTCTTTCCGTACTCTTTAGTAGCTCTAGCGTAACTCTTTAGAGTCTTATCTCCGCCGTTATAATAGAAGATGTGATTATGATCGTTAATACCACTCGACGCTGCTTGTTTCATCATGTCCTCATGATTGCCGTAAATCAGTTGGATTTGTGAAGGATATCGTTTTTGTAGTCTTAGAAAGAATCCGTTAACTCGGTAACTATCCGGTCCCCTATCGACGCGATCTCCGAGTTGGATCAGTACGTTATTCGTTCCTTTAAAGCGAAGTCCTTTTTTGTAAAGACGACGCATTACCTGCATTAGTTTCTTATAGTCCCCGTGAATATCCGCTATTACTATGATTTTATCATCCATAAGCTTGCTCATCGTGTAGTGCTCTATAAAGTCCTGCCATTTTAACGCGGTCTGACATAGCTTTTAGCACTTCAATTGTTACCCTAATATCATCTTCAGCTTTGTGACTGTTAACACCCTGAACTCCGAAGTGTTCAATCAATGCTCCTAGCGAACTTGTTACATCTAATGGTAAAAGATTAGCGAATCTCAGGAACTGAGAAACAGTCCCGGTATCGAGCGTATAGTATTTACAGAACTTATCAAGAGTAGTTCTTGAACAGAGCTTTGCGTATACGGCATCTCTATCGAATCCAACGTTATGTCCAACCCATACGAGTTTATGCTCGCCGTGGTTAGTATTGGAATCTAGAAACTGGTATAGCTTAGTTTTCGCTTCTCTTTCGAAGACCGCCACTTTATCGTGTTCTATAAGGTTAATACGATTAACCTCCATAGCTTTAGCGTTTAACGCATAAATACCATCGTCGGGTTTTGTTAGAAGATGCAGATTTGCTAATTCATTAAAGTTCTCGTCTAGAACAATGAAATAGTATTCCAAAACGCTGGTAACGTTATGGTCCAATCCTCCGGATTCAACGTCTAGTGCTAAATAAGTAGGTGTCACCAGTTCGGTCCTCCCTTGTTATTTCCGCCGCCCATTGTTCCTAACACTAGCACGAAAAGAGTTAGAAAGATACAAAGAAATAAACCGATCATTGGTTCTCCTTAGAAACAAAATAGCTTTTAACTTTGTATCCTGTAACTTCTTCAATTACGAATGACGCAAATAATATTGCAGCAAATACTACAATACTAGTAACGCTGATTCCTAATATCCAACCGAATGTACGCTCGATGCTTTCTGAACTCATAAAGTTAGCGCTCCTAGAATAAGTGTTAGAATTAATCCTAGAATATATCCAGCCATAACTTGTTTTCTAGTACCGGGCGGTTCGAAAATCCATTTCATAATTCGATAACCTCATATTGTACTTCCGGATAATCATCACGTAACGCCACTAGGAATTTAATAGCGTCCGATTCATTCTTAAAGTCTTTACGTTCCATTAACTGACTGTACGGATCTTTGTATAGAATAGTAATCATTTTGGACATTCTATTGAATTTACATAATCGCTATCGACATGTCTAATAGATTTTACGCTAAATGGCCTATCGATAATCTTATTCTCCCAGCCGATACCAGGATAAAAAACATCTACCTTATACAAGGTTTTTCCTATTTCTAGTACTTTCAGAATTGTTATTTTCTTTTCGAATTCATTAGACCGATCGTGATAATAACACATTCCGACCTGTTTTTGAGGCCCATTGGTTTCTTTATAATGACCAGTGTCAATTAAAATTGATCTAATCGAGAAAAATAAAGCGGTAAAACATAGTACAAAAAATACAATTTGATTTAAAAGTGTTCTCATTCTTTCATCCTCTAGGTCTAAGATCCTGATATCCAACTAGTTCGAAAGTGGTCTTTAGTTGTTTTTCGAGCTTTTTAATAGCCGAGTCTATCGACTTAGCGACTACTAGATGTTCTTCCCATTTAGTTGAACCTTGCGGTTTAATTATTAAGCTAAACATTAGAACGTGTCCTCTATTTCCAATCCGGTATCATTTTCCAATTTAGAAAAATAGACTTGGAGATCAAAATCTGAACAACAGAAACGACATTCTACCCACCACTCGACACCTTCGGCTTGAGATTCGAAAAGATCTTCTTCTTTTCTAAATTTTCCACAACAATCACATTTGCGAGGTTTCATTTTTTATTATCCTCATAGGGATAGTAATCGCAAGTAAATGACGAACCTTTTAGTTCTTCTTTAGTAAGAGCACGATATTCTTGTTCATAAAGCATCCCGTCTTCATTATTAAGTGCTAGTCGGCGTCCTACCACTATTTTTTCAGTTACTGAACTAATAGAAATTAGTCCGATGTTTGTAGGATGAACAAGTACGCATTCACCTACTTTTAGTGTTTCAACATTAATACATCCAGATAATACGGTTAATAGAAGTAAATATTTAATCATGACTCTATTATAAACGAAACGTTATAGAAAGTCAAGTACTATTCGTAACCCCAGAACAAGTTCTTGAAGATATTACGTTTAGGATTTCCGGGCGTCGGTTCTACTAATCCCATGTTAAAATCGTGTTGTTTTAACTTTTCGATAGCTGCTGCTAGTTCTTTTGTGACGATATTCACATTATCCGGCATCATACGATCACCGTTAGTTAACTCTACTCGTCTTAAATCTATCGCTTCTACTAGCTTAACTTCAGAATCAACTGATAGCCTATGGAAATCTAAATTAGATAGCCACTTATTTAGTTCTTTTACTTCTTCATACAACCCTTTAACCACTTTAGCTGTATGACCTCCAGGATCTCCGTAAATAGCCCATTCTCCAGGCTTCATGTTAGGATCTGATATAATCTTAACACCACCGACTTGAACTTCTTCGGATTCATCGGTAGGTATTGTGATATTTGGTGTACCAAAAGCTTCTTGATTTAATCGAATAGCTTGTAATAATTCGTCTCGTTCTTTAAATATACTAATGTATTCTTCATCGCATTTAGCAATAACTTTCGGATCTTCAACGGTTGTTCTTCCAATCGAAACATTCTTAATAGCTCGGATGTCTTTATTGTTGAACGTCCAGCACTGTCCCGTTTCGTCAAGGAATACAGTAAATAGTAAATCATCTTCTTTACCGTAGTCAATGATCAGAATTGCTTCTCCTGGGCCTTTTGGTGTATTAACCGGAATACTGGGATTTAATTGTAGGATCATAGATTTTCCAATTTTTTATAAAAAGCATGAGCTATTTTTTTATTTAAGTCTCTATCAGTTTTCTTACCGTTAGAATCAATATCATATGCTCTATAGTAGTTGATGCCTGATTCTATAATTTCCATACGTTCTTGTACGTGCCAACTTTCGGTATCTTTACCTACGATAATGTCGCCTTTTTTAAATCGATCTCGATATATGGTACATTCTATTTTATACATTAACCAAATAATTAAGATCATAGTCAACATGCCAGTAACAGCTATTGATATCATTTCGTTCATACATTGATCTCCTCTACTTTGAAATATCCAAAAACCGCATCTTTCGATCCTACTAGAATATACTCTTCAGAATTTAATAGCTTTTCCGATAATTCATGACATTTTTCCCAAATAGGTCCATATCTTTCGCTAGAATCATTACTTTCGTATTCATCGCTATTATACCATTCTTGCCAAATATCACTATACGTGTCACTGAGTCTATTGGCCGTTTGTTCTAGAACTTCAACCGATAGTTTCGCAGTTTCTTCGTCGCGAGAGAACCCTATGATGTCTTGAGAAGATTCTCCGTAGTCTCCGCTGTTCCGATATATTAACCACATTATCGTTGTTCTCCTGGATCTAGAATATGTAATCCTTGTTCGTCTTGCATGTAACTAACAGATCCGTATAGCAAATTAAGCGTTGCTATTTTGCTAAAGAATTCCTTTTCTGTAATTTCAGTATCTCCAAAGAAGAATTTCATTACGACTCACAACTTACACATGATGTTTCATCTGCTTTAGCAGGTTCAACGTTCTCTCGACTAGCAACATCTCCGCGACTAGCTTCTTCGCATCTACAATAGTACAAGCTCTTTAACCCTCGTTCCCATGCGCTGAAATGGACTTTCGAGAAATAGGCCAAATCGACATTAGCTTTAAAGAACAGATTCAAACTAATACCTTGATCTACATATTTCTGTCTATCAGCATTCTGGCGTACAACTTGTAATTGATCAAGTTCCCTAGCCGTTTTGAACACTTCTTTTAAATCTGACGATAGAAAATCCAAGTGCTGAACGCTTCCTTCGTTGGTTGAAATACTACTCCACACCTCGGGAGTATCTTTATTTAGTTCTTCTAATACTTTCTTTAGCTCTTTATTTTGATGAATGAAAACACCCTTAGCTGTTTTATTAGCGAAAGCGTTTGAACTCCAGGGCTCGATTCCGGCACTGACGTTTCCAGAGATCAAAGAATTAGAAACAGTGGGAGCTACCGCTAAACGGTGAGAATTTCTAACCCCGTGACCGTTACACCATTCCGGTTCTCCGAATTCCTTAGCTAGGAACTCCGAAGCACGAGTTGATTCTCTTTGGAGATGTTCAAAGATTAAGTGATTGTACGAAAACGCGGAGATCCATTCGAATCCAATACGTTCCTGTTGAAGAAACGAGTGCCATCCTAGAACTCCGAGTCCTAATGCTCGTGATTTCTCCGCAAAACGAACAGATCGCTCCATGTACGGAATCTTCTTAGCTTTCTGAATGAACTCTTCCATAACCCCGTCCAAAAAGACTGTAGCCCAAAATACAGCGTCGGTATCTTTCCATTCGTGCCATCTAGCGAGATTCATGCTCGACAAACAGCAAACGAAAGAATGGTCTTTATCGGTATGAAGCATAATTTCGGAACAGATATTACTAGTTTCAACTTTAAGATCCAAATCCTTGTACATCTTTGGATTCTGATCATTTACGTTATCGATAAATAGCATATACGGTTCGCCCGTTTCGAAGCGACAGCGAAGTAATTCTTGATACTTATGTTTAGCATCCGAATCACCATCTCGTACTTTTTCCATGAAGCTATTTGGAATAGATACACCATGATGAATGTTAAGACATTGCCTATTTGTATCTCCGATAGGTCTGCGCATTTTAAGGAACTCTTCGAAATCAGGATGTTCAATAGAGATATAAGAAGCAGTAGCTCCTCTGCGAGTTTGACCCTGTGATACAGCAATCGTTAGCGAGTCTTGTACTTTATTCCACCCGATGATACCATCGGACTTACCGTTACCTTTAATACTCTCACCGCGACCTCTAACATTACCCCAATAAACTCCGACGCCGCCGCCGTTTTTAGTCATCGTCGCGATTTCGGAGTACGTATCGAAAATACCAGTAATACTATCCGGTACTGAAACACTGAAACAGCTAATCGGTAATCCGCGATCTGTACCGCCATTCGCAGCGACAGGGCTCGCTAATCCCAAGAAGTTATTCCACATTAGGTAATAGAATTTTTCAGCCCATTCGGGTCTTCCTAAATGTTTCGCTGAAGATTCAGAAACTCTAATCCACATCTGATTAGGGGTTTCTTCGGGAAGTAAATAACCCTTAGATAGAGTTAAAAACGATTCCTCCGTCATCCAGTTCGGGGCTTCTCCGGCGGCCTTAAGATCGTCTAATGTCATTTCCATTCCCCTGTCCAAATTTCATCGAAGTTGCGACCTTTCGAGTATCGAGTTTCACGACCGCTGAAAAAGTCCTGTTTTGAATCTCCGGCAGTCATAACGTCGAACCATGATGTTATCCTAGAAACCGCTTCCTTGTCAATATTTTTCCAGTTAATACCATAGCCTAAATCGCCTAATTTTGTATTAGCACGATGTCTGATATACTGCTTAATATCTTCTTTATTAATTCCTTCGATATTACCAAAGCTAAAACAATGATCTGTGAAGTTATCTTCTAACTCGACAGTCAATCTCGCCGCTTCGTAAATATCAGTACGAAGTTCTTCGGTTTTCATTTCAGGATGTTCTTCAATAATCTGTCTAAATAACCAACATCCAAATTCGGAATGCATCGATTCGTCACGTACAGAGAACGCGACAATTTCGCCTACTCCTTTTAACAGGTCGCGGCGGCTAAAAGACATCAAAATAGAAAAGGCACTGAAAAGATTTACTCCTTCATTGAATGCCGAGAAAATAGCAATAGACCGTAAAAGATCGTTACGGTTATTACCCTTAATATCGATAAGTCTATCCACTTTAGCTTTAGCAGTAGGTTCGTACAAAAAAGCATCGAAGTTCTCAATGCCTAGTGAAATTTCCAATTGAGCATACGCTGCTGCATGGATTGTTTCCATTGACGCAATAGTACACGCTGCCATTTGGATTTCAGGTTTCTTGATTTTACGCTGTATGATTTCGCTCCAGTAATTATTACCGATAACAAGTTCAGCAACAGTAAATCCTTTTAGGACCCCACCGATAACTCCTCTTTCAGCGTCCGTCAGTTTAGTTTTCCAATCGGAAATATCTGACGCCATACTTATTTCAGTATGTAACCAGTGCATTTGTTGTTGTTTCATCCAAATGTCGTAAGCGTATTGATATTCGAATGGATTATATACTAGCCTAGGTGTAAAAATTCCCACTGTTTATTCAACCTCCACAATCATAAACATTTACAGGCGTAACTACTTTAACGCCATTTTCTCCCCAGACTACCACATCTTTACGGATGAAGCATTCCCATTCTAACTTGTATATTAAAAGAAATACAAAAATAAGCGATAATAATAGAATCAGTGTTTTCATCGTTTACGTGTAGTCTTATTGCTATCTAATACTTTAATAGCTTTTTGGAGTTCATCAATTTCATTCTGAAGTTTCATAGAACCTTGTTTGACAATTAGTACTTCAGCTGTGAGCGTTTTTAATTGCGCATCATTATAAGAAATTCGTCTTTGTAAAGATTCTATTTGTACTTTAAGAACTTCTTGAGCGGTTCCCATTATGCCTCTCTTTTATGACGAGGATGTACGTTTTTCTTCTGAGTTTCTTCAGTAGTTGAATTCAATACTCGAATAGCTTCCGCTTCTCCGGAACGAATAGCCTCTAGATGATTCTGTTTTCGAGTAGCTCGTTTCTTAGCAGCACGTTCTTCACGAGACTTTTTACTACCTCGTGGTTTCTTCTTCTTTTTGAGTTCTTCCACGCGCTCGTAGAATTTAGCAAGTCCGTATGTTGGATGTTTAAAAACGTTATATAGCATTATTTCACCTCGTAGTTCTTGTATTTCGTAGCCAGTTTAAGAAAATAGTTACCGATATCTTCTAATTGTTTAGCGTTTTTAATAGGGAACATCCCATCGTACCCTCTCAATCGATCATCGAAGGAATCGAATTCTAGATATTCTATACCGTCCATTGTAAATGAGTTTAGTAAAAAAGTAGCAGTTTCTTTTTCGGTCGAATACGGAGAAGTATATTTAGTCTTAAACTTTTTCTTCATAGTATTCGCCTTATCCTAATATTAAGCATTAATACGAAAAAACTTAATACAATTATTACTAAACCTTTATGTGAAATTCCATGAAATAGCATATTCCCAATTGCAGTACCGATCATCATTCCTGAAAACAACGAACTAATGTCTAGTAAAATAGATTTATTACTCATACCACTTTCTCCTCGTGCCATTCATTCCCATTCGTATAAACGACTTTCTTAATACCATATATCTTCATAAGCTTAGTGCAAGCTTCGCAAGGCTTCGACATTGCCAGTCTACCGTCCTTGGTAGATCTGAATACGACAATGGTAGAACCTCTGAGATCGTTCTTATGTCGGCATGACAAAATTGCAGAAGATTCCGCATGTAAAGTTTTGAGTTGGTCGATGCGATGATATTCAGGATGAGTCTTGAACTGCCAATTCGGACGTGCCGCAAGTACTGATTTTCCTTTGACAATAACCGCCGCCATTTTATGGCTTTTATGATCGGATAGTAGCGATGTCTTTCTCGCTAGTTCTTTAGCTCTATCCATGTTCATAATCTTATTATACAACACTTCTTTAGATTTAGCAAGTGATTATTTAAAAGAAACTAGACGGTATACGATTCGAACGTATGGCGGAACATCCATGCAGTCCTCAGAACCGGACATCCCGTTTATCTGGGTCAACCTTAAACCACTCAGTCAACCGTCTATTCTTAGAGGGAGCAATCGTTCTTACAACCGACTTTCAGGCCTAGGACCCTAATCTCCGATATTGGTGTTTCTTCCCCGAAGTTATCGGGCTCTGTTAATTTATTATATCAGAACTAAGGATCTAAGTAAAGAACTTTTCCACTACTAAATGCAACAAGCGGTCTAATAACTCGCTCTAGTTCTTTCTGTTTTTCTATTGACAATGCGTTATATTCGAAGCTATTAATAACTACTTCGTCCACGTTATATCCTCTAAGCATTTCAGGGTCTTGAATTCCTCTCCTGAAAACAGTGAAGTCTTTGGATATAAACTTATGATCGGAAACGTTAATCTTGAACTCCTGAACTTTCAACGATGCGAAATATCTACCGAAATTATCGGGAGATCCTACGTACAGAATGTATTTCATTTACTAACCTTAAAATTAGCTCTAACGAATTCTGCAACATCGTCACTATCCGGAATACCATTATAGTACCACTCGTCTTCGATGTGTTTAATTACGTCTTCAATAGCCTGTTCGTATCCTGCTTTAAACGTCTGTACTCCTTCTTCGAAGTCCAACGTGATTCTGCTACCCGGTTGTACAAACTCTTGATCTTGGATATAACGAATAGCTTTAGCGTCTAAGGATTTAGGGGTCATACCAGATACTTCTTCCGTTCTTCTTTAACGGTAATTATAAACTTAACGCCTGACTTTTCTTTCCAGCATTTAAATACGATCATTTACGTTTCCTTTTCTTAGTTCGTTCTTTAACAACCGCTTTACCTAGTAATTCAAATAGTTCATTCTCTGGTAGTTTCGATAGTTCTTTAGCTTCTTTTACGATAGCGTTGATCTGTTTCTTAGTCAATGTCTTTCCCATTACCATCTTCCCATTCGGCTAACGCACCTTTAGCAATCATTCGATCTAGACCCATCTCGAATCCTCTATCTGTTGTAATTTCCGCTATTTCTTTCAACGCTTCCACTAGCTTGTCAGAACGTCTTTGTCTTGCTTCCAGTTGATATAGAAGGTCTAAAATGTTTCGCAACTCATCTTCAACGTAATCTTCTATTTCAAACGAACAGATTAAATCGATATGCTCGCGGATTTTTTGAATGGTCATTTGATCTTTCCTACTACCAGTCTATACCCGGCTTTGAATGCGTCGTAAGAGCTAACATTTGCGAAAGGGTCGCACTCTATAGCAGCCTTATGAAGCTCGCTCTCGCTTAGAAGTTCGGGCTGGGACTCGGCGCGGATCTCCGCAAAGGATTGAGCTAACACGTTCACTTGAACGGTAAACAGATCAGTTTCAGATCTAGGATAGGGGACAGTATGACATTTATCGGTCATCTCTTTTAAGACTTCCATTGCTCTTTCCTCATCGCTCTTGTCCACCTTAGGAACTCGGGCCGCATCGAGAGCTAACGCTATTCTATAATATAGCTTTTTCGAAGTGAACTCGTCAGCGAGTATGGCTTTAGCGATTTCAATGCTCTTCACGCTAGGGGTCATTTGATTCTCCTAAATGGTTGCCAACAATAAATTAATAGAAATTCCCAGAACAAAATACGACTTCGGAACTCTAGAATCTTTCTGTATACAAAGTCATTTTTACCCCAGCGAACTGAAAATGAAAATCCAAATGTTTTCCAAGCTCTATGAACAATAAGGTTTAAGAAAAACCCATCTCTTTTCACTAGGAAAATATCTTTTTCCATTAGTATGCAGTTTCTTTAACGTCTTCCGATTCTTGCCACTCTTCCATAGAATTCAGCGCGGCTTTCAGCTCTGTGATAGAAACTGAAGCTCCAGGTCCTTCCGGTTTGATTAGAACGTTATCGGTCCCAATCGAACGGAGAGTTAAAGCCGTTACTTCGGAGTTCTTTGCTTCTACTTCAATGACGAGTGCTTTTTTCATACGATTATTATATCCTATTCTTCTGTAGATTTCAAGCATTCTTTTGGAAAAGTATAATCCATTCCGAGGTTATGTTCGATTAGGTAAATCTCACGTTTAAGTTTATCGGGCTTCTGAGGTCTTTGACATTGCGAACGTGCTTCGTTTAAAACCGGAGAGAACATCGATAACATCTCGATAATACCAGCTTTTACTCCTTTTTTGTAAGAAAAGTATTCATCATCGTATCGATCATCGTCTCGAACGAAACGCCTATCTGTTAATTCTTCCGCGAGCTTTTCTAGAATATCTTGATTCATTTTTCATCCTCGTCTAGGTTACGCTTCCAATTTATATACTCCTTAGAGAAGTGATCAGATAGCTTAGTTTCACCGCGAATCACGCTCAACGGTATACCATGCTCTAATGCTCGCTTTTCAAAATCAACGTCTGTAAAATAGTCCTCAGTATCTTCATCCAAGGGACATTCGTTGGGTTCATCAATAGTCATTTCTTATACTCCTTCGAACAAATAGCCCAGAACCGCTGAGGTTCCTTTTTAGTGAACGTCTTTAAGCATCCATAGTATCTGCTATTACACGTCATTTTAGCACGTCTTAGTGCTTCCTTATCGTGCTGAGTACCGAACTGTTCTTTACTCTCGTTAACAACATTTGGAGTTAAACACGACGCTAGTAAACTGAAATACAATCCGTACATTAGAATAGTACCTCAATAACCGTCAAGCATTCGAAACACTTAACGAGTTGCTTATGAGTATACGTAACGGTCGATTTACATTTTGGACAGCAATAGCTCATAGATCACCGACCATAATAAGTTCGTCTAGAATAGTAGGATTTAGGGTTTCAATAATACCAGAATCTTCATATTCTAAAAGGTAAAGAACAGGATCTTGATCGATAATTGTAATAGTCATTGTTTTAAAGTCGTAAATGTCTGTATTTGGGAAGTATTTAGCATATAAAGGTGTCAGAATAACTAACGATCCATTAGGAGTAATTCCTACCTTTTGTTCTACATTGTTTATCATAGTTCACCTAAAACTTCAGCTACCTCTATTTCATTAAACCAGTAGTAATGACCTTTACCGTATTTTTCTGTTTCTAAAAAATACAAAGAAGATGACTGATCTACTAAGCTAATCACAATTAAATTTCCTTCATAGTCGATAGCTACTGCGCTATGAACGGTAGGTTTATCTGTATTTCTGTTCATGATTCCAAATACCTCTGCCAGTCGATTTGTTCCAACATAATAACAAGCTCCTCGATATTGTAATTATACTTAACCGTGAAAATAGAAGCAAGGCTAAAAGTTACTGCCTGTTTCTTTTTATCCTTAACGTTGAAGTCGAAAAGATCTTCAACCCCTGCGTACTTGTCTTCTTTAAGAGCATTAAGCCACGATTTGTAATAGTCCTTATTCGTCATTAGATCGTCCATAATGACCGAGTATTCAATCTGCGTACTCATTCGAAACTCCTCCCATATACCAGTATCTCTCAATAGCGCTTTCTACGATAGCATCTAAGCGTTTAGAACCGATTAGTGCTTCTACTTCCGAATCCTCGATAGGTTCAAGCGTATCAATGAACCATCCAGTTACTGTTGATTCTTGGAAGTCGTACTCTTTCGGATCTGGAGTAGTAACTTCAACGATAACATCTAATTGCCTACCGTCGTGAAGTGTAACAAGTTCTGAATATTCCATTAGTTACCTACCTTTCTTCTAATCATATAGTAATTCGTTATTTCTGTCAATGGGTTAATCTTGTATTGAGTATCATTTAATACTTGACGGGTTTAGAACTTCTGGTATAATAGTTTAGAGAACGATCTCTTAATTTCAAACGTTAAAATTAATTCAAAGACACAATAAGATAGCCCCTCAGATAATGAATAGGTGTATTTAATTTCATTAGGACTGTTAATAGTAATTCGTTCGTTAAGATCATTGCGAGGTCATAGGACCATTCTTATACAAAATTACGTCAATTGGTTCGTTTAGAAATGAAAAGAGCGACTAACTTTTTCAGTTAGCCGCCCGATCTGGAAATACAGATAGAAACTACAGGGTATCAAGATTCTCTAGAAATCCTTGCCTACTCCTAGCGTAATAACACCGTTCGTAAAGATACTCGCTCCGATACTCGCATCGTTATCGAGAAGTCTAAAGTACGACACTCCGAAGACTGGTACTCGTTTCTCTCTAACGACTATATCCGAAGAGTTAACCGAAGTATCGAACCCTTTGTAACCTACTCCACCATGTAACTGTACTCTATTACGATTCGTAGTATCTGGCTGTTGAGCAACAACGATTTGCTCTACTGGTTCTGCTCGTTTAGATCCGCGACGTACTACTTTGTATTCATTTGTCGAAAAGATATACTTCTTACCGTCTTTAAGTTGAACGGTAATCGTACCGTCTTTCATGAACTTAGGAATAACCTCAGTACCTGGAAGATCTTGAGCACTCGCTAGACCGCTTAAAAGACCCAAGGTTAATACTAAACGTTTCATAGTACGTTACCTCCTGAAACAGTAAAGACGCACGATCTACCGTCCGTTGTTTGATATGTACCATTAGGAAGATAAGCCAGTCTATCAGAATGAGGACCTCCGTCTAGAATAGCGTAAAGACTACCGTTAATTCTGAAAAGAACTTCTGGATAAGAACCACTAAGTGATGGACAAAGAGGTACGATTTCGAACGTAGTACCGTTCAAACCTGGAATTCCTTGTGGACCCTGTGGACCGATAGGACCTTGTTCTCCGTCTTGACCATCGCTTCCGTCTTCGCCGTCCTGACCGTCGTTACCATCAATACCATCTTCACCGTCGCTGCCGCGTTCTCCTTGTTCGCCCTTAGGTCCAGGAATTAGTTGAACCTGATCGCGATCTCCGCAAGCTCCGAGTCCCATTAGAATAGCTGCCATCAAATACTTGTTCATTGTTACTCCTTATCCTTTACTCGTTTCTCTTGAAAGAACTTAACTCCTACTAGTTCTAATGCTTTCTTCGCTTTGTTCTTCATTCGAATTAGATTATCTGTTTGTTGAATCTCCGCCCATAATACAACATGAGGATCTACGGTGTATACTCCTACCGTTTTAGTTACGGTATCGATGATACAACGCACTACTTTATCTCCAGCTAGGAACTTATGACTAATGTATTGATCTCCCTGTTTAGTCCATTGAACCCTAGTCTTTGTTTGTAGAAAGTCCATTACTTCTCCAGTACTCTAGGATTGGAACTGTTGTAGAAATCAGTAAGCCTACTCGAAATATAATCCCTAGGGTCATCGATCAGTGCAATGACTTCATCTTCGGAATAGAATCCGAGTTTACCATCGAATGCGACATCGATCATTCTATTCTTTTTAATATAACGAGCGTGCAAATGTCCGTGAATGAGCGTCATTCCCTTATCGATAGGTCGAAGTTCTTTGTATCTAAGATCAAACTCTGAAGTATCTTCTAGATAAGGAAGATGACTAAGCATTACGTTGCGTCCATTTTTAAGAGTGACGGTATGAATTTGGTGAACTTCTTGCCATCCATATTCTAGTAGCTGATCTCTTTGACGTTGGGTTTTATCCAATACTCTACTACCCGAATGAGTATGGCTAAATCCAATGTCGTGGTTTCCGACGATGAGTTTCTTATGACCGTTGAGCGATTTAACTAGATCACGATGACTACGTTTACCGTTAATGTCGAGATCTCCTAAGAACCAAACGGTATCGTCGGGTTTAACTGTATCGTTCCAGATTTTAAGCATAGCTTCGTTCATTTCTTCTACGCTTCCATATGGTCTATTGCAATACGGAAGAACGTTGCGATGATTCCAGTGTAAATCGCTTGTAAACCATAACATATATATCTCCTTATGTTTTATGAACTGGACAGTAATGAGCATGTCCACCTTGATAATCCTTAACTCCAATAGCATGTGCTCCACATTCGCAGTTCGGTTTCTTGTATTCTTTTTTAAACTCTCCGTAGATTCGTGTCGCTACATCGTTTATCATATACTGGTGATTCCATAAAGGATTATCTACAGTCCATTCTCCAGTAACATTCGTAGGCTTTGCTACTAATGTCGGGGTCAATCCGTTGTTAAAGGTTACATTACCGAATGAACTCTCGACTTTTTGGAAAATAGAGTTATGACCTTTTGTTACCATACTACCCCAATTAGTATAACTAGGACCGTCAATAAACTCGCAAGCTCCCGACTCGAATCGTTCTTTAAACTTAATGTATTCAACTTCGCAGGGAACTTGAGCAATACGTTCCTTACATTCGATCTTATCGTGTAAACTATCCACCGCTGTTACTTTCCAAACACTAGATGTCTTTTTCGAATTAAAGTATTCTCCTACTAGTAAAGTAAGATCCATTAGTTCACGTCTCCCGTCCCCTTCAATACTGCCGTTTGTTGATCATTGAACTCAGCGTTCGCTCGTTTAATAGCTCCAGCATATGCTTCTTCAATAACATATAGCATCAACTCATAAGCATTCGGAAGTTCTTGACCTTGCGATTCGATATGACTCGCTGCTTTGATGCAAATATCCTCCACTGATTTAGTAAGTAGTTTGATATCTTCGATTAATTGTTCTTTATCATTCATACATTGTCTCCATTTCGATATTGTTATGGTCGATCCCTGAGTTGTCAGCCATGTTATAGACTTCTTGTTCTTCTCTGAATTCCATTAGAAAGGCTTGTCCTTTTTCAGTGAGCGTTATCAGATCATCGTAACATATCACAAAGTCTTTGTAAACAAGATAATCTTTTGTATAGTTACGAATAAGTGGACTAAATTCCATATACGTTTCAACGTAGTCTAGTTCATGATACACTGTCAGTTTATTCATTGTTAACTCCTAGATATTGCGTATATAATGCCGATGATAAACCATCCAGTAATCGTACTTGTAAACCAAGCGAGAGTATTAAACATCAACTCTGTGAGTTTTAGTACAAAAAACCGAGTCACTGGTACGGCAAGTATAAGGTAAATGATGAAGATCGTTAAGATTATTGCTCCCATTCGGTATCTCTTATTTGTTGTTGTTCTGTTAAATCCATCACTGGGAACCAGTAGAACACTTGCTTTCCGAAATCTTTGAGTTCCCATAGATAAACATTTTCAATGCCGATACTGAGAGAGTATTTCTTTGGATAAGTTTTAGCGAGATGAGTCATTGCATCCCATTCTGCTCTACGCTTTTCTTCCTTATTTCGTTCCATTGCGTCTCTCCATTTCATTAAGACTTTCCATTATCATGGCGTGATAAAACGATACTTCGCTTTCTAAAATACCTTCGTTAATAGCTTGTTCTTTCGTCATATGCCTCAGTGTCTTATAGTCATACAGTTTACAACCAATCGAAACGTTCTGCGGTGTAATTGTTACGTTATAGCTAAGTCCTAGTACTAGAACGATTAGACATGCTTTGGACTTAATAACAGCGTCACCGTAAACCAGAGCGTTACCGAAAACCAGAGCGTCACCGTAAACCAGAGCGTTACCGAAAACCAGAGCGTTACCGTAAACCTGAGCGTTACCGAAAACCAGAGCGTTACCGGAAACCTGAGCGTCACCGTAAACCTGAGCGTTACCGAAAACCAGAGCGTCACCGTAAACCAGAGCGTTACCGAAAACCAGAGCGTTACCGTAAACCAGAGCGTTACCGAAAACCAGAGCGTCACCGTAAACCTGAGCGTTACCGAAAACCAGAGCGTTACCGGAAACCTGAGCGTTACCGTAAACCTGAGCGTTACCTGAAACCTGAGCTTTACCGGAAACCCAAGAGTCACCATCGAAGCTCAAGTTCTTCTCGCTCTCAATGTATCCACCGATTAGTCCGTCTGATTTACGTCTAATCTGTTTTAGAGTAATACCGAACGATACGATAGTCTGTCCTGTAAATTCGTATTTGTTATTCATCGCTTGTCTCCAATCCTTTACCGATCCCTACTTCAAGACCTTTAAGATAACCGTCTGTAAATCCCGATCTCGCCCCTACTTCATACGCATCTACATATGACAATACAAGAGCTTCATAGTCAAGATGTTTTCGAAGTTGAACCCACGCGAGTCTGCGCAATTCTTTTTCGTCGTCTTCAGGTAATTGTTTTTGTTTAAGAAAACCCATTTCATTCTCCTATTCCGAGCGGAGATTTCGTTCCCCGCCCGGTCTTAAAGTTTGGATAGAAACTAGAGGGTATTAAATTACTCTAGAAAACTCTTCTCGTTTTCAAGTCTTTCGAGTCTATCGCGCATCTCGATTAGATAATCAATACTGTCATGACGCGGGTCAAAGTTCAAGATACTAGTTTCGACTTCATTCATTTCTTGTTCGATTAACGCGAGTTCCTCAGAGTTGTCATCGCTTGTTTCTTCATCAACTGATTCAGGGATATGACCGTATAGAACTTCGGTACGTTCGTTCTCGCCCAGTGCGATAACCTTAAATTTACAGACGCGCATCTTTGTACCGTTATAATCGGTAGGCACTGCTATGACATCTGCCGGGTCTACTTCAACTTCTACAAGCTTAGGTCCAAATCCTTTAGCGTATGAGTGAGATGCTACGTGTAGTCCGAAGCTACAAGTATTATTAGGGTTATCATCCACCTTATCGCGGGGCATTTCGCAAACACTGCCTACTGAATTATCGAAAGTCTTAGAATGAATATCTTTGAAATCCTCTGTCACTCCGCGATATGCAATGAACTTGCCATCCTCTGTCAATGGGTGTTGATTAAATTCAAGGAAATCATACAGTTGTTTACGAGAGTTAAAGCTTGGATTAAGTTTAAGTCTATCCCAGAAATTAACAATCGAATCCAGCGGTAGGTCTTGTTCTTTGAGGAGTAGAATCTTTTTAGATAGGGCATTCGGGAGTTCATCGCCGTCGATTTGTACAACGCCGTCCACCAGTGACATCCTAGTACCTTTAAACATTGTTTCCAGATCGATAGCTGCGGGAATATCTGCCAATTGTCCCGACCTAATAAGACCTAGAACTTTATCATAACGCTTGTCATCTCGGGGAATTGACATTGTTTTACCGTGAAAATTAAGAACGATACTATTAGGTAGGACATGGTATTTTACGTGTGACATTTTGTTTCTCCTTATTTACGGTTATTGATATACCAGATGATGTTTTCGTTTTCTTGATCAGTACCGGATGCATATTGATTTACATTAGTAACGATAGCATATTTTGTCTTAACTAGTTTAGCAAATTCTTCGATTTCTTTTTCCATTTGTTTCATTCCATCCCATGAAGATACAAGGGTAATAACAGAGGGAGATAGCGCTATGCCGTTTTCGTAATGACCTTGTGCTGTAACATTAGTTTTATCAAGCATCTTTTTAATGTCCGGATTAGTGATTTCTTTTTTGATTCGAACTAGTTGCTGAATATAACAGTTACTATTGATAAACTGACGATCAATACAAGCTTGCTTTAACTTCTTATTATCTTTAAGACTTTCTACGAACTTATCAAATGCCATGAAATCAGCGTCATCTTTAATCTTCTTAATCGATCCGTCTCCCATTCGTACAAGCTCGTATCCCATAAGATGAACCACTCCCTGAAACTCGCGATGCTTTTCCGTATCATCAAGTTTAAGATATACGTATTTCAAAGTGACATTATCAAGATCGATATTCTTTTTATTGCCACTGCTATTGCGCCATACAGTGATCTCGCCTTTTTGTTTTTGTCCCGAAGAGTTAACCGATCTTGTTTTCTTTGCACGATAATCGGGAGTTACACTTGACAGTTTCTTAATTTCAAGATCCAATACAAGCTTATCCCATTCCGCATCGGTCATTGCTTTGAATGTACTAGTAGCCTTGTGATTATTATCGTATTTAGTAACGTGTATTCCATTAGATAATACAAGTATCGTGTTCTTTTTACCAGTGGTTTTAACTGCTCCCCTCAACACTGCTGCCCTCTCGACCTTTGACGTATCGCTTTTCAAATCATCGATATAAACCGTTTGGAGTTCGTCGATATGAAATACTCTCTTAGTCTTATCAGAGTATTTCAAGTTATCGTTTGAAGTTCCGAATACTTCCGTACACTTAGTCTTATCAAACAAGTCACTCGTAACTCGACAATCGTTAATCTTATAACCGTCCACTTCATTCGAGAAACTTGAGCGAACAAATACCTTTTCGAATGTAGCTTGAGCTTTGAGATAATCCATTACGGTTTTACAATCTTGGAACTTATCGGAATGATACTTGTCGAGAAGATTAGTCCACCGTTTTGCGATAAGATTAAGCGCAGTGCGGGTAGCTTTAGAATCAGAGAGTTGCTCACGATTAGCACTTACTTCAACAAATCCAGTTTGTACGCTACAAAATACGTTAACTATGTGCGATACTTTAGTACGAAAGTTCTTTAGACTCTCGTTTTCATTAACAAGTTCATCATCGATCGGATACGGTACGCCGTCAACAATCAGAAAGAAACCACCGCGTGATCCGTAGTAACCGTTATTAGACTCGACAAAATCCAAGCTCTTATCGGTGATAAGGAGTTCCTCAATTCGAAGTTCATCACCGTTTTGCTTAGAAAGATCAGGCACTTGTACACAACGAAGTTCTGGTTTTTCTTTCTCTTCCCAAAAGAATACTGCGCGTTGAATTGCCTTTTGGAACTTCACAATATCTTGAAGATTCACTGCGATCTTAATCTCTGTGCCATTCTTTTCGTCTGTTTTAGACTCTGATACAAAGTCAAGGCTACCGTTTTGACTAGTACCGATATGCGCCACGTATTCGCGCTTAGTGCCGTCAATGAATGTCGTAATGGTAAAGCTATCGGTATAACTCCAAGCCGATTTAGCACCGATACCAAAGCCGCCAGTTTGCGTATTATCTTTACGCTTAGTGCTCGCGCCGTAAAGAACGAATACGTTCTCAATACGTTCGGGCGAGATACCGGGTCCGAAGTCCCTCACTCGGAATTCTGGATTAAAAGTTGTAGGCGCTGTTATAATCAAGCGATCTTGCGACTTAACTTCACGCATTGCATCGCGGCCATTGCAAGCGTACTCTTGTACCAAAGTCCTAATAGGATGAGAGTAAAGCTTAGACCTAAGAATTTCAATAACCATGCCGACATCGCCAATTCCGAAGTTTGTCGATACAGTTTGAGCATTAGTTTCAAGTGTATTCACTGCGTTATTTAGTCTCATGTAAAACTCCTTATGTTAAAATTGGTCCCGCGCCCGGTACTTAAAAACCAAGCAATGTCAAGAGGGTATTAAGATTCTCTAGAAAGTTTAGTTATTGTATTGATACTTTGGTTGATTGTGAATAGGGCGTGCCATTAGTTTGCCATTAGCGCGGCGAATCAGATAATAGTAGAATCCAGTCGAGTCAACACTGTCAAGAAATTGTACACTTAAAGTTCTCATAAAAGCCATCCTTTTCTCAAATTAGTAGCGTCTGTGAAATAGTCCTCAGTATCTTCCTCTGATTTAAAATCGTATATCGTTACTTCATAGTCTTCATTGTACGCATTAGTCAATATATCTACGTGCTTAGGGTCGGGAATGTAAAGCAATTGCGTACCATAAGTATGATCACCTACAAAGATTTCATCATCTTGAGGGAGTTTCTGTAAAGATTCAATTAACTCCTTAACTTTCATTACATTACTCTCCAGACTTTCAACGTTTCATTAAGCACGTTATTCTCGAATTCCGCTTGTCTCTCTAGGTCAATCATTTCTTGTAGCTCTAGCCGGTCCTCGATTTCTTTTCTAAGATCATTGTCGTCTAGAACTTCAACCATCGTAGCGGAGTCGAAAAGATCTTGCAGGAAAAGTTTAGTGATTTGTATTTGTTCATCGCTTAGTTCATTCTCTGAATTAATTGTTATCGTGGAGATTGTAGGCAAAAGTCCCACGTCAATATCACCAAGGTCCCGAACTTCAAAGTTATACGTTTTCATTATTCATTCTCCTCAGTTAATTCCAGTATAGCGTCTGATATTTCTTTGTAAAGTTTTCTATTAAGGTTACGTCTATTGCTAAATATAGCATTCAATTCAGAATCTTGACAGGCATCGCGCAGTCTTTCTAAGTTCTTCGAATTAAGCTCAAGTCCTGATTTAATAAGACTTAATTCTTGTACGGTTAATCCTTTGATTTCCATTAGAAAATACTCCCGTCTTTCTTAAATTCGTATTCATTAGCTTCAAGAGATTCTTTGATCATTTCATCGCTTGTCAAATACTCGTATTCCTTTTCGAGTGTTCTGTAATAATCACGGCTTAGATCTTGCACAAGTTCCTTAACAGTATCTTCAAGATCATTCCAAGTTTTCTCGTGCCGTTTATGAGGATAATAATCGGCGTCAATGTTATAACGCAATGAATTCTCATGATAATAATGTCCCGAGTGTTTAGTATCAAAGCTTAATCCAAGTTTCCTCGCGAGAACAATTTCACGCATCGGCACGCCACGTTCTTTAAGTTTAGGGATAAGTTTTTCATAATCCATCAGCGTTACTTCTAGACAAGCCCCATCACCTTGGGAACAAAAGCCTGAAAAGTAGGCTTTATCAAGTCTAAGGCCGATCTTCTCAAGATCATTCTTAATATTCTCCTCGCAGAATTCCCACCACGTATGGTCCAAGTTAAAGTCTCGAAACTTATCGATAACCTTTGTCTTAACAGAATCTTCAAGTTCCTCGAATTTAAACACTTCTGTTTGTTGTGTGATAACTCGCATAATTCTCTCCCATTGTTAAGTTAAGAACGTTATAGAAAAGGCGGTATTAAGATTCTCTAGAAAGTTATACCTTTTCAAGGCCTACGCTTGTGACTCGCATTTTTGCGCTCAAGAATTGTACCTTCTCGAAAACGTTTTCAAAGCCTGATACAAAAATCATACCATCTTTTCTGAATACATAATAGGGCAAGTCAATTTGTTTTAACGCGGTATTAATCGCAGTCGTAGTAGTCATTGTATGCCACTCACAAGCGTTAAGAACAAGTTCCTTTGTGCGAGGATTGAAACTTAGAACGTTATGATCATGAAGATAAACCTTAATCGTTTCTTTATCTTCGCTTAATTGGACTTGCACGTTACCGTATTTCTTAGGTTTATAAAGATTGTAAGTTCTTGCCGACATAATGCTACTCCTTAATGAAAACGTAATACTTGCCAATAGTGGTGTTATATTCAAGACCTTGCGAAGTCTTAACCCATTGCCCCATATGCGTCGGCTTTAAAAAGCGACGAATGAAAAGCTTCGGAGATTCTACTTTAAAGAGAAGTTCAATATCGTTAACAATTACTTTATACATTTTTAGCATTCTCCCAAGTTTCTTCTACGTTCTCTCCCTCTAGGATAAGATCAAGATCTTTCAAGGTAAGTTCTCTCGCGTGAATCACAAAATCAGTCTGATTAGGAAATGTAAAGGCATTGTTAATAAAATTATAAGCGTCAATAGCCTCAACGAAAACCCTAGTATAATCGTTATGATAAGTATCCGCAATTAACCAGAATTTTTTCTTCATACAATCTTAATCTCCTGTTTTGTGTTAAGGTGGAAGATTGCAAGTTGATTGTTCATTTTTGCGAGTGTTATCGCCTCGTTAATACTCTTCTTAACAGTGATAACGTCAAGATAAAACATTCCCTCGGACTCATTGAACCAGATACCAATTCCCTTATCTACTGATTTATTAAGGAACTTTTCAACTTTCGAAGCGTATGTTACGAGAACGTGAAAGTTAAGAACGTCTGTTTTTTCCTCAAAATCAGGGTCAATACTCAAAGCAAAGCCAGACTTGGGAATTTTACCATCGGACATGATCGAAGCTCCAGCCATACTATTGTTAACAAGTTCTTTATAAAGCTTCGTTGTGAGTGTTCCAAGATTGGACATCGTATCTCCTTAATCTTATAGGACATCGTGCAGAATCAATAGGACAACCAAAAACGTTACCATGTTACTTCACCTTGGGGAACTTATTGTTAAGAATAGCTTCACGTACAAAGGTTATCAAGTTAAGTTTTGAAGAGTCAAGTACAAGCTTGCCGTATTCCGTAACAGGCCGATTATTCACCATTGCAGCATATGCCGCGCTTTCAGCGTGATATACAATTTGAATACGATTGTTAAGAAACTGTGAAGATTCAATAGTTCTCATAAGATAACTCCTTATTTATAAACGATTGTAAAGCCGCAGCGAATCAAAGCGTCAATAGATTCAATGCTTAACTTGCCCTTAACAAGGATTTTTGTGCCACGTTTCACTTTGAAAGTCTTTCCGAAGATAACTGCGTCACTTTGTTCGACTCGTTTGATCATGTTATAACTCCTTAGTTATTAAGTCTTTACACTCATCAGGACGCGTTATAGACTCATTCGCGTCTAAGCGGGACCTAAGCCCCGCTTTTCGTGTTATGCCTTGCCTGAGGTGTTCTCCTAAGGTGTAGAATCATTCGCACAATCGCGAAGTTCCAGTGACCTCGGTAGCTCTATTCTAAGCAAGGTTATAATGAGAGTTTCGGTCTCATCTAACTATACGTCTAAGCGGTGTTAGCGCGTGGTATATAGTTAGCTCGAATCACACTTACAGTGTTTATTAGGTGTCGAGTTTTTCGTTTGATATCCGAGTCTCACGACTAGGACCATTCTGCTAACGTTCAGCGTGTTCTGATTAGGTATGTTGCTAATACCATACCAGGACTTAACTAATTGAAACTATTAGAATATACCCTGTTTACGTATTAGACAGCACATATCAACTACTTAGCTATAACGCATTGTTATCATTAGGGATTATGGTGGTGTTATAGTTTAGTCAGTGTCTAATAGTTCTTCAGGGTGTGTTATCGCATCATGTATATATAGGAGTGTTAGGATTGTTTAGATATAACATATATGGTCACATATCGTCACAACGAAATATTATTTCGCTAGCATGGCTATTGCATAGGATGGACCATTGGCATAGATCTTGCATCTCTCTGCAACTTCTGTACCAGGTACGATCCTTGCATACGCTTTGTTATACCATACAGTTGTACGGTTAGTATAGTTATTGCATGAGCTTCGGAGTTCTATTACTTGGCATGGTTATTGCTAGGGGGGGGGTATGTGTT